ACAGAGGCACGGCCACCGCGGGCGACAGAGGCACGGCCACCGCGGGCTACAGCGGCACGGCCACCGCGGGCGACAGAGGCATTTTGATCCTCTCCTTCTGGGATTTTGCCGCCGATCGACGCCGGATGGTGATCGGCTATGTGGGCGAGAACGGGATCGAGCCCAACAAGAAGTACTGCCTCGACGAGAAGCACTGCTTCAAGGTCGTCGACTGAGCCGACCATGAGTATCCTCGCCGAGTACGCTGCGCGCCTCCCGCCGGAGCTACCTCCCGAGCCGCCGCCGACGGGGAGCCCGCTCCTCACCGACGCGCAGAAGGCCTGGCTCGTCTGGTTCATGCGGCAGGCACGCGGGACCTTCGACGGCCTGCGGAGCCACCCGTTCACCGAGCAGAGCGGCGCGGCCCAGTCGGTCGTCCACGACTGCGAGTACTGGGTGTACTCGGCCGTGTGGCAGGGCATCGAGCTCGACGTCGCCATCGCCGAGCAAGCCGCCCGCTACCGGTCGATCGCCGCCGAGCAGCAGCGCAAGGTCGACGATGCGCCGCGGATCCGCTTCGCCTATGGGAGCAAGGGCGGCAGCCACGCCGAGCACCTGTGGATCGCGCCCGATGCCTTCGACGATGCGGTGACCCTGCGCATCCGGAAGAACGTCGCCCACGCGCTCGCGCAGAGCGTGGAGCCGGTGTCGTGACCCCGAAGACGCGAGCGCGCCCCGAGCTGACGCGGCACTACCGCCGGTGGACACGCGCCGACGTGAAGGTGCTGCGGGACCTGTGGGGCACCCTCACGCTGGCGACCATCGCCGACAAGCTCGGCCGGTCGCCGAGCGAGGAGCACGGGGAGCCGATGCGGATCATGAACGCTGCGATCCGCGCGCTGGCGCAGGCGACGTCGAAGTTCTGGGACGAGGCGGACGAGCGATGAGCACGCCGCGCAAACCAAGCAACCCGAGCGACACTCAACAGTTGGGCCTCGTGAGCGCATCGAAGGAGCTGCGCGCGTTTCGGTTTACGCAACCGAGCAACCCAGGTGGGTTCAAGATGGTCGTGATGGCCACGTCCATCGGCGAAGCGCGCGACTACGTAAAAAAACAAGGATCTAGCGCTGCCCACAGGGCGCTCCGGTTCTTGGCGGAGGGGCACCCTTCCGACCCAGACATGTGGTGCGCGGCGCTTGCCAAGGGATCTTTATGAGCACCCCGCGCAAGGTCACGCTCAAGATCGGCGAGACCATCCACAAGGTCACGCTGGAGGCCGATGGGCTTCGCGCCCACATCGCGATCGACTGCCCCGGCTGCAAGGCGAAGGGCCCCACCTACGTGGGTGGCCACGGGATGCGGCGCCACCACGACTACTACGAGAGCGACGCCTCCACGATGTGCTGCCTCCACCCGCTCGGGACGATGCGCGCGTACATGCGGACGCTGTTCGGTCTGGAGGAGGACGAGGCGGTCACCGCCGGGAGGTGCCGCGTCTACTGAGCGAAGCGCGACAACGTGTGGCGGCAGACGGGCCCACGATCTTTTTTGAAACTTTCGCCTTGCGTTTTGAAACCGCGCACCCCATACTCTCCTCTGTCGACGGCGGACGCCGCGACCAAGGTGAACCATGGACTTCCTCGCGAACCTCCTGAGCCTCTCTCTCCTGGCCTCGTCGACCCTCTGCGGCGTGCGCGTCACCCGCTCCAGCCTGTTCGGCTACGACCTCGGTGGCGTCGCCAAGGGCCTCACGGCGAGCGAGGCCGCTGCCAAGCTCGCCACGCTCCAGGCCCGCGTGGAAGCGGCATGCTCGTCGAGCCGCGCGTCGCTCGCGACCTACTACCGGATCAACGTGGAGCACGCCGTGGCCTACACGGTGGACGCCAACGGCTACAACTGCGCGCGGGTCACGGTCCGGATGCTCGACGCCGAGGCGACCCTCTGGGACGAGCAGCAGGCGCTCGCGTCGCTGGTCTACAACCTCCGTGAGGGGCAGCTCGGCGCCTCCGGATACGGGCGCCTCTGCGCGACGGCGCGCCTCACGGGCGACGAGGCCCTGGCGAAGCTCGACGAGCTGGACGAGCTTCTCGCCGGCAGCCGCGATGAGCGTTGGTGATCACGAGCACGAAGGAGCATCCCCATGAAGCGCCGACCCCCGTCCGACCTCCCGAGCCTCATCCCGTCGCCGTCGCTCGACTGCACACTCACCTCGAAGCTCATCGCAGCCGACGACCCGCGCCGTGATGTGAACGCGAACGAGCGGTGGGAGCTGTTCGCGGCGAAGCCCACGTTCCGCGCGTGGGCCTGCGACCCATTCACCCACACGAACGGGGCGCGCTACCGCTACGCTGTCGTCTCCCGTGACCCTTTCCCCGGCCTCGGCTGGGTCTGCCTGGTCTACGTGGCGCCGCTGGCGGGCGACCTGCCGCGGGTGTGCGACGAGAGCGCGGGCGCGTTCTACGACGATGCGCCCGACCACCCGGAGGGCGCGGTCGAGTGGGCGAAGGCCAGCGCGCTCGCCAAGAAGGCCTACTGGTTCGATGGCGAGGAGTGGGTCGACCACCCGTGGATGGAGTCGCTCATCGGCCACGGCGACGCGCGCGTGAGGGCCATCCGGAAGCCGCTCGCGCCGTCGGTCCCCGGCCTCGTGGACAAGCTCGCCGAGGTCCGGGTCCTCTGGCGGCAGCCCGACACGCTCGCGCTGTGGGGCATCCCCTACGACATGCGGGAGGGGCAGAGCCCGAACGACCTGGCGCGCGCCCACCGCAACTGGGAGGCGCCGCGCTACGGGAGCTACGGGTCGAAGCGGATCGACATCTCGGATTGGGTGTGGATCGGCCAGCCTGGGTGGTGGGGGTCGTGGGCCAAGGCCGACATCGAGGCCCTCAAGACGTGGCTCGCGTCCCCGCGCATCGCCGAGAACATCCCCGGTGGGCCGTGCGAGTGGACGACGCTGCCGAAGCGCCCGCTCCCCGAGGGCTACCCGACGCCGACCTCGTTCCGCACGCGCGACATCCGGCGCGAGGAGTTCCTGGCGCTCGGGTACACCGAGGCCGAGGCGTGGACCCTTTACAAGCAGCAGTTCCAGCGCTGCGTGGAGGACCCGCTCACCCCCTACGCCGACATCATCCACGGCAAGCTCATGGACAGCGGCACGTTCAACAGTTGGGACGGCCCGAAGACGCGGCACGTGCCGCTCACCCCGCGCGAACAGGCGTGGCACGCCGACCACATGGCGATGTGGGCTGACCCGGCGCTGCGGATCCTCATCCAGATCGAGGGCGAGGCCGGCGTTGCTCCCGAGGAGACGCACCGGCGGCTCGCGCTCGGTGAGGTCGGGCAGGCCGCTCTCCGACGCGCGGGGAGGCGGTCGTGAGCGACGTGCCCGAGCTTCGGCGGATCTGCATGGGCGAAGCGGGCTCCGTCCGCGGGATCCCCGTGGTGCGCGTCGGTCTGCTGCACTTCATGATCGAGGCCGACGCCGCACCATGGGACCTGCTCACGCTCGACAGGGCGGAGGAGGTGCTCGACCGGATGGGCTCGCTTCCGCCCGTCATCCCGCCGACGAAGCCGATGCTCATGGCGGTCGTCGCCGAGGTCGCGCAAGCCCTGCTCCTCGGCAAGACGCTCACCGCACCGGCCGCTGGCGACCGTGAGCCGCCCGGCTCGACCTGCACCGCCGGCCCTGTCGTCGACGACGACGGCGCGCCTGGGTGGAAGCTCGTCGACTTCGACAGGGATGAGGTCGAGCCCGTCGAGACGTGGGATGTGACGTGCGATGACGGATGGTGCCGCCCGAAGACGCAGCGAGACCTGTCGCCCTTCGGCGTGGCGCTCGCCTTCGTCAACCTCGTCGGGTACGCGCGGGCTACCGACGCCATCCAGGCGCCCGTCCCGCCGGTGGCCACGGGAGCGCAGGCGGCGCCCGAGGATGCGCCAGCAGGTCAGGGAGCCTTCGTGCTGCCCATCCTGGACGGTGGGTCTCCCGACGAGGCCGAGGAGGAGCTGGTCCCGGTGGTGGTGAGGGCGCACCGGGCGACGTCGACCCGCGGGGGCGCGGTCCACCACGTCGTCGACGAGGCGGTCTACCGCGGCCGGTGGGTGCGGACGCCTGGACAGGCGCTCTGCAAGCCTCGGGGCCTGCGGCTGAGCCCGACGAGCGCCGGGGCGAACTGCTCGGGGTGCATCGAGGAAGTGACGAAGCGGGGCCTGGTGCTCCGCGCGGAGGAGGGGACCCATGAAGGTGCTGGACCTGGTTGAGGCGCTCATGCGCCGTGAGGCTGTGCGGATCGACGATCGCCGTGTGGTCGTCACGCTGGATGTGGACGTGACGGTGCGCGACCGGTTCATGGTCGTCGGCGACGAGAGGTGCGTCGAGGTGATGAGCATGGGCGCCGTCGTCGCGCTCATCGTCAGCGGGCGCCGCGTCACCATGGCGGAGGCGTTCGTGGTCGACGCGCTGCGTGCGAGCGACGCCGACGCTTCTTCGAGCTACCTCGCGCGAGCGCTGGACGCGCTGCGCGCCACCGCGTAAAAGATCAACCGATATGCGTCGCCTTCCCATCGCTCAGCCGTCGTTCTTGCCCGACGTGTCCGACGGACAAGAGCCGGGCAAGGTGTGCGCCGGGTGCAAGATTCGGAAGACGCGCTCAGAATTTTACAAGATGAAGCAGGCCAAGTGCGGACTGCAAAAGCAATGCAAGACGTGTTGCAGGGAAAGGCTGCGGAAGAACAGGGCCGACTTCAAGGCGAGCGGCAAAATGTCTTACGGCCAGAGGTGCCACTGGCGGCTCAAGCTTGCGGTAATCATGCACTACAGCGGAGGTTCTTGCGCGTGCGCGTGCTGTAACGAGAAGATGTTCGAGTTTCTCTCGATAGATCATATCGGTGGTGGCGGAGGAAAGCACCGTCAAGAGCTAAGGAGAGAAGGCAACACGATCTACAAGTGGCTCAAGAGACATGGCTTCCCGGAAGGATTCCGCGTTCTGTGCCACAACTGCAACCAGGCGATGGGTACGTGGGGGTACTGCCCGCACCAAGGAAGGCCAGAAAAGCAGGCCTCTTTCATGGATGAGATCGGGCATGGATCCGGATTTGACCCGGCGAAACCAAGTTTGCGCGGACGTCACGCCAAGGCTTCTGCGGGATGGACTGGACGATGAGCAGGACCAACCAGAGCTACACGGTCACGATCTTCGGAGCGCTGTCGGACCCGTCGCACAGGCACGGGATGACGAGCCGCGCCGCCGCGGTGAAGCACGCCAAGGCCACGGCCGAGGAGCAGAAAGGCAAGACCGTCGAGGTCTACGGGACGTGGTACGCGCGCGGGTCCGTCGAGGCGCAGCACGAAACGCTCCGCTTCCGGTGGGACGACGACGCGAAGAAGGTGAAGGAGCGGAAATGAGGCTCGTTGTCCTGTGCAACCTGTGCGGCGAGCTTCCCCCTGAGCTGCCGCTCGACAAGCCGCCGAACTTCACGGATCGGCACGTGTGCTCGCGCTGCGGATCGGAACTTGAGCCTCGGGCCGTCGAGCGCGCCGAGGTAGCGCATGCTGAGAAGCATGCCCTCGTGGCCCTGCGCGCGTGGGTACGAGGCGGCGCATCCGTGGAAGACCTTCGCGCCGCTGGCGCCGTCTACGTCAGCGCCTTCGACGTCCTGGCGCACCTTGAAGGAAGGACGGTTTCGTGAGCATCTGCATCCGCACCGGCCTCCCGCACGTCGCCGAGGACTGCGACGCCTGCATCGAGCTCGAAGCGCACCTCGCCTACGCCCGCGTTCACCCGAACGTCGTCGCCGCCCGAGAGCGCAGCGACGAGGCCTCACGCGCCTACGAAGCAGGCAAGCTCAAGCTGCCCGTGCGAGAGTGGTACGAGCTTGAGAAGGCGTGGCGCGCTGCGATCGATGCCAGCCAGGCCGCCTTCGTCGACGCCTGCAACGAGTACAAGACCGCCCACCAAGGAGACCCGACCCGTGCCTGAATACCCTTCCTGGATGTCACCCGACCAGCGCTTCGGCGCACGGACACCGAAGCCCGTCGGCGCGAAGCAGGTCGCCGCCGTCCTCGACAACCTCGTCACCGAGACCAGCTCGTTCGAGGACTTCGCCAACGCCGCGAAGGCGCTGATCGAGGTCTTCCTGCGCGCGGGCGACGAGGAGAGCGCGCGGACGGTCCACGCCGCCGTCACCGGCCTCATTGAGCGGCAGGAGAAGCAGCTCGCCGAGGACAAGGCGCGCGCCGCCATGCCGACCGACAAGGCCGAGACGGACGGTCTCATCCTCTACAAGCCCGAGGACTTCGACGAGGGGAGCTACATCCCCGACGCGAAGGTGGCGCCGCTCCTCGCCCGCCTGGTCACCGACATCCGAAACGCCACGCGCTACCGCGACCACGGCATCGAGGTCCCGAACCGCGCCTTCTTCGTGGGCCCTCCGGGGACGGGGAAGACGGCGGCCTCGTGGTACCTCGCCCACCAGCTCGGCCGGCCCCTCGTGGTCGCGCCGCTCGACGCGATGAAGAGCAAGTTCGTCAGCCAGACGCAGCGGAACATCGCAGCCGCATGCAAGTTCGCGCAGGACAACGGCAACGCCGTGCTCTTCCTTGACGAGGCCGACACGCTCTTCCCGCGCCGCGACAAGATCAGCATGTCCGAGGAGGGGTCGAACACCACCGGCGCCTTCCTCCAGCGATCGTCCCTCCTGTCGAAGGACGCGCCCGACCTCCTGATCGTGCTCGCGTCCAACCTGGAGACGCTGATCGACCCGGCGGTGCGCGCCCGCGTCACCACGCACATCGTCTTCGAGAACCCCGACGCGGAGACGCGCGGCAGGATCGTCGACCGCCTGTGGCGCAAGCTCGCCGTGGACGACGACGCCCGCACCTGGCTCATCGAGCGGACCGCCGAGCGCAGCGGGCGCTTCCTCCACCTGCTCGCTCACGACGCAGGCCGGGCGGCCATCGCCGACGACGTGGTGGGCGCCGACGAGGGGACGGTGCGCGTCACCATCGCCCACGTCAGGAAGGCGCTCCTCTCGGCCGCGCCGCAAGAGGAGCTGGGCAAGCCCGCCGTGAGGGTGATCCGATGACCACGAGGCGCAGGCTCCCGAAGAAGCGTCGCGGCACCACGCAGAGCGCGAGCGTCGGCGGTACGTCGACGCTCGTCACGCTGAACCACTACCCCGACGGCGCGCTCGGCGAGGTGTTCTTCGACCTCGACATGCACCGAGAGGGCGCTCCCCTCCGGACCGTCATGAACGCGCTGTCGCGCTCGATCTCGCTCGGCCTCCAGCACGGCGTGCCGCCCGAGAGTTACGCCAGGCTGTTCGGCGAGGTGCGCTTCGAGCCGGCCGGGGACGTGACGGGGCACCCTGGGATCACCACGGCGACCAGCTTGCTCGACTACCTGGCGCAGGTGATCGCCATCGCCGCGAAGAGGTGCCCCACCGAGCCTCCCCCTTCGCTTCGGTCGGCGCCCGTCGACCCGGTGGTCCCATGACGACGCCTGCGCGCGCCGACCAGCGGATCGACAAGCTCGCGACGCTCGGGCTCTACGCCAAGTGCTTCGAGCTGGCGAAGGACTACCACGCGACGCTCGACGAGGTGATGAGCACCTCGCGCGAGCACCGGGTGAAGCTCGCGCGTCACGCCATCTGGGCCTACCTGCGCGGGCTCACGCGGGCGGGGCGCCCCGTGCTCAGCTACCCGAACATCGGCGACCTGTTCGGCGTCCACAACTCCACCGTGGTCCACGGCGTGCGCGCTCATCACGAGCGAAAGCAGCCCGAGGCCTCGTAGGCGCAGGACAAAAGAGAACGGCCGCTCCCCCGTGAAGAGGAGCGGCCGTTCCGGCGACGGACGAAGGACCAAGGAGCCCGATACGAGCGGGAGACCGCAGGATGGGCTACCTCGTGGGCACCGTCAAGTGCTGCGGACGATCCACCCGACGAGCGTCGGGTCCGATGTGTTCCGCTTCGTGAGGAGCACCTCCCCGCCGAAGTGCGCGTCGCCTCCCTCGTTGCCGCCGATCGCCGGGTAGTCCCCGTTCTCGTCCACGTCCTCGACGACCCTGGCGACGTGCCCCTGTCCACCGCGCCGCGGATCACCACCGCGAGAGAACACGGCGAGGTCGCCCGCCCTGGCCTTGTACTCCCTCGGCCGCGCCGTCCCGTTGGCGACGGCATCTGCCCACGCCTCGGCGACCGCCCACCGCTTCACCATCGCGCCGGGGAGCCCCTCCTCGGCCCACCCCTGGAGCACGCAGCACCACGCCGGGGTGTCGTCGTTGCCGAGGTCGAGCACGTGGCCGCGACGAATCGCGCCCTTGCCGTACTCGACCACCCTCGGCGTCGCACCGGGGCCAGGCGTCTCGTGGACGCCCACCTCGCCGCGGAGCCGCTCGACGGCGAGCAGGCCGACCGACATGGGGATGGTGGGGGCGTCTCCCGCCGGCGCATCGGGCTCGACGGGCGCCTCCAGGGCATCCCACGTCGCCGCGTCGGCCACGCCGGTCGCCGGGAGGTGGTGGGCGCGCTGGAAGGCCATGAGGGCGGCGCGCGTCTTCGGGCCCACGTCGCCGTCCACGTCGAGCTGCGGGGAGGCCCTGTGGTCGTTGAGCGACCGCTGGAGGCGCTTGGCGTCGCGGGGCGGGCGCTGGCCCGTCGGCAGCGTCACTGGGTCGGCAGGCGGCGCCACGGTGGGCGCGCGGCCGAGGAGCCAGGGGCGCACCACCCGGACGAGGAGGTCGGGGAGGTGGACGTTCTGCTCGCGCTTGTGGGCCTCGCCGTCCATCGAGCCCGAGGCGTGGACCGCGACGAGGAAGCTCCCATCCGGGTACTCGCCGGGGGTGAGCAGCTCGCTCGGCGAGAGCGGACGGCTGCCGGTGGCGACCTCGGTGGCGACGTAGACCGTGGCCTCGAAGCGCTCGGCCGGCGGGAGGGCGCGCGTGTAGGTGAGCTGGGTGCAGGTCATCGCGAACAGCATCTCGCCCCGGCGGGCGCGGGCGGCGGCCTGTTGCCACGGGTCGAGCTGGTCGTGGGTCGGCGGGACGGAGCCGCTGGCGCCATCGAGCTCGATGACCACCTCCGGCCGGGCGCCGCTGCGGAGCTGCTCCCGAAGCGCCTGCGCCCCTGCGCTCCACCCGATGAGGATGGTCGCCTCCACCTCGAACGGGCCCGCGGCCGCGCGCGCCCGAGCCAGGATCGTCTCCAGGCTGTCGACGCCGCCGCGCCCCACCGGACGAGCGAAGCGCCCCCCGTGGTCGTCGTTGTCGGTGATGACGCACGCGCTGTCGGGGAGGTTGCGGAGGAGGGCCGCGTTGTTGGCGATGAACCAGGCGACGACGAGAAGCCGCCGGTCGCCGTGGCCTTTTTGGATGATGTTCAGCATGCGGTGGTCGTCGCTCAGACGGTGGGGTCAGCGGAGACGTCGAACGAGAAGGGGTCGCTTGCGCCGACGAGGGCGCCCGTCGCCTTGACGCTGGCGTAGTGGAGGTCGCTCTCGGCGATCACGTACTCGTAGTAGAAGCTCCCGGTGCTCACGCGGACCACCACCCCCTCGTCCGCCGGCCACGCCTTCGTGGTCTTCGAGCCGACGGGCGGCTTCACGACGATGGTGGTGGTGGTCGGGTCGGCGAGCGTCTCCGTCCCGTCGAGGTTCTTGCGCTTCGTCGTCCAGCGGAGCCGGATCTTCTGGCCAACGGTCCACATCAGCAAGCCTCGATGGTGAGGGTGATCAGGGTCGCTCGCTCGGACGCCAGCGCGACCGACGTGGTGGGCTCGGCGCGCAGGTCCACGCGGGTCGCCGGGGACGCCGAGATGGCGATGCAGGCGGGGCGCGGGACGACCGCGGGCGCTCCCGACGATGGCCCGAGGCCGAAGGTCAGCCGGAGCTTGCCGAGCCCCTTGCGCGCGCGGGCGAGGACGCTTGCGCCGAAGCTCACGGGTCCTGCTCGGCGGTGACTTCGGCCGGGTCACCTGCGGAGGGAGCGACGGGATCGCCGTTCACGTCGAGGACGCGCACCTTCTTCACCACCGTCCCGCCGGGGCCGTAGATCAGCTCGTAGCCGTCGATCCCGAGCTTGCGCCGGCAGATTTGGCGATAGTAGAGCGTGGTCAGCGCGTACAGCATGTCGCCCTCGGTGCCGCCCTCGGCGGTCGCCCACACGGCAGCGGCGTTCGCGGCGGCGCTGGGCGGCGCACCGAAGGCGCGGATCACGGCGATCGAGGCCCCGTGGAATGGGGTCGCGTCGTCGACGATCTTCGCCTGGATGGCGGTGCGCTCGCCCGCGGTGAGGGTCATCGCGTCGCCGACCACCGCGAAGCCCGTGGCCGTGATCCAGTGGAGCTGCCCGTAGGCCTCGATCGCGCTCACCGCATCGAGCACGTCTTGGCCCGTGGCGAGGCCGGCGACCGAGGCCGTGACCCAGGACCCGGCGCCGTGCGCGGTCGCGAGGTCGGCCGCCACTTGCGCGGAGATGGCCGCTGCGCTCGGGGGCGCGGTGTAGCTCGACGACGCGAGGCGCGAGGACACGTCCGCATCGAGGTGGGCGAGGAGCGGCGCTTCGCTCGCCCCGATGGCCCCCGCCGCGATGGCCGCGCTGGTCACCACGTCGGCCTGCATGGCGCCCACCGAGGCGTCCATGCGACCACCGACGAGCGCAGCCGGGAGCTTGGCGAGCACCGCGGCCTGCGCGTCGCTGACGTTGGTCGAGGTGGCAAGCCCGCTCTGGATCTCGGAGACGGCCGAGGCCGCCAGCGCATCGGCGTCGATCGCATCGGTCGCCACGGCAGCCGCCGTCACGACGCCCGCCTGCATCGCGCCCACGGTGACGTCGAGGCGCCCGCCGATCAGCGCCGCGGGGAGGCGCGCCTGGATGTCGTCGGTGTCGGCCTGCACCGCAGCGACCGCCGCCGACGTGGCGAGGCCGCTCTGGATCTCGGCGACCGCATCGGCCTTGAGCGCGTCCGCGTCGATGGCGTCCGTGGCGATGGCCGCCGCGTCGATCGCGCCAGCCGCGAACTTCGCCGCCGTGATGGCGCCGTCCGCCAGGGTCATCGCGTCGCCAGCGACGGCGCGCGAGGTGACCGCGGCATCGAGGTTCGCGAGCGCAGGGGCCTCGCTGGAGGTGATCGCGCCCGCGGCGATCTTGGCGGAGGTGATGGCGTCCGTCGCGATCGATGCGGCGTCGATGGCCCCCGCGGCGAAGCTCGACGAGGTGATCCCGCCCGAGCCCACGCTGGCCGTGTACCCGGTCTTGTCGAGGTTGCTCGTCACCACCACCCGCCCGAACGGGTAGACCTCGTAGGTCGAGGTGCTGTCGGGGTTCGTGGTCCAGGCGCGGTCGACGGTCGCGACCTTGGTGGTCCCGTTGTACGCGGTGATCACGCGCTCCTGCCCGAAGCCCGTGCCGCCCGAGATCCACACCGTCTCGCCCACGTACACGTCGTCGGTCGCGCTGCTGAACGAGGTGAGCGTGATCGTGGAGGCGCCGCCCGCCTGCGCGAAGCCGCTGGTCACGAGGCCCGGCGCCGAGGCCGGGGAGAGTGCGTAGGTCGAGGTGTTGTCCGGGGTCGTCTGCCACTGCCGGTTGACGACGGCGACCTTGGTGCTCCCCGTGTACGCGAGGATGAGCCGCGTCTGCCCCGCGCCGGTGCCGCCGGTGATGGTGATGAGCAGGAAGCGGTAGAGGTTGTCGGTGCTCGACGCGCCCGAGGCGAGGGTGATCGACGAGGCCGCGCCCGCCTGCGCCGTGCCGGTGTCGGTGGCGATCTTGGCGTTGAGGTTCGTCGCGATGGTGTCGACGAAGCCGCCAGCTCGCAGGCAGCCCGAGGCCGGCACGTTCGCGCAGTTGGTGAGCGTCACCTGGCGGACGGTGATCGTGTACGTGTCGGCCGCTGCGGGCACGGTCCACGTGTAGCGGTACCACCCCGGCTCGTTCGCCGCGCTGGTCTCGGTGAGCGCCTGCTGCGGCGTCGTCCACCCGCTGTTCTTGAACGTCGAGTCGTTGAAGTCGTAGCGGAAGCCGTCGGAAGCGCGACGGATCTCGATCTTGAGGTCGGTGAGGCCCGTCAGCGCGGCGCCATTCACGTCGATCGCGAGATGCTCGATGATCTCGGTCACGCTGGTCGCGATCTGGTCGCTCATGACTCACCTGCGATGGGTGCGGACGGCGCGCTTGGCGCGTTCGGGTCGTTCGCGAGGGGGATCGGTTCGACGTCCGCGTCGCCGCGCCACCAGGATTCGAGGTGGTCGTGGTGCTCGAAGGCGTGATGCCCGGCGTAGACGCCCCAGTTTTGAGCGACAGCTGCCCCGTCATCGGTCTCGATGATCACCGACTGCACCTTCGTGTGCTCGTCGCCGTGGATGACGGTGGCCATGATCGGATGGGGCGATGCGAGCAGGTCGGGGTCGTGGATGAGCGGCTCCTCGGTCGGCGTCGACCACCAGGCGTCTCGACACGGAGGCCCGCAGAACTGGAAGCCGGGGCTGATCACGTTGACGTTCGGCCGCCCGTGCGGCGGGTTGTCGCCCAGGTGGACGAAAAGCGCGCACTGGCCGAGCACCGGGGCGCCGCAATGCGCGCACTTCACCGTCGCCGGTGTCGCCGTGTCGATGGGAGGAGTCTGCTTGATACGCATCTAGGCCACCGTGATGTTGATCAAGACGCCGGCCCCGCCGTCGCCCCCGTTGCCGCCGTCGCCCCCGCGCGTACCGGTGCCGTTCCCGTTTGCGCCGGTGCCCTTCGTGCCGCCCGTGCCTCCGTTGGCGGAGAGCGTCACGCCGCTGGAGATCCGCGTGTGGACGAGAAGCGAACCCCCCGCGCCGCCACCTCCACCGCCTCCTCCTGCGCCACCACCTGCGTTGGCGTTGGCCGCCGCGACGCCGTTGCTGCCGTTGCTGCCGTTGGTGCCGTTCACCTGGATCGCGGCGCCGCCCGAGCCACTGAGCGTGTCGCAGCCGATCTCGTAGCCGCCCCCGCCGACACCTCCGGCGCCGCCCGCACCTCCGACACCTCCGACACCACCGCTCCCCGCGCCGCCACCTCCACCGCCTCCGCCACCAGAGCCGGGACCAGGCGCATCGATCGGGCAGACCGCGACCATCGCAGCGCTGAGCCCGACGCGCGTCCTGTAGCGCGTGATCGTTTGCGTGGTGGACCCCACCGAGCCCGATGCGCCCCCGAGCCCGCCGTTGCTCGACGACCCGCCACCGCCACCGCCACCAGAGCCGCCGCGACCGCCCTGGCAGGTGCCGCCGGTCGCGCCGAGGTTGCCGTTCCCGCCCGCCGCTGGAGCGACGCCCGCCGCACCCTGTGTCGGCGCGGCCAAGCTGCTGTTGGTGGCGTAGGCGCTCGCCTGCGTCGCGACTCCGCCAGCTCCACCCGCGCCAGCTGCCGCGCCCGCGGAGCCCGCCGTGCCAGCGGTGCCGCTGACGCCGTTGGCGGTGATCGTGACGCCGCTCCCGAGCGTGATGGAGACCGTCGCCTTGAGAATCGCGCCGCGTGTTCCGATACCTCCGCTCGGCGGCGTGGTGTTGCCGTTGACGGCGATCGTCGTCGCCTCGATGACGTCCTGGGTCGAGCCCAGCGCCCCACCGGAGAGCGTGACGGCGCCGTCCTTGCCGTCTCCGAAGGCCATCATGTCCTTGCGCGGTACGGGCTGCTTTCCGGCGGGGGTGAGGATCATCGTGTCGCTCCGATCAGTCGAGGATCGCGCCGCTCAGGGCGAAGCGCGCGTGGAAGCTCGCGTTGAAGCCGGCCTGCCCCTGGAGCATCACCCGGAAGACGGAGGGGTTGCCGCCGCTGACCGCGGTGAAGGCGGAGCCGAAGGCCGCCGCTCCGCCCGACGCCGCGGAGTGTCCGGGGACAGCGGTGAACGAGGTGATGGGAACCCAGCCGGTGTTGGCGCTCCGCTTGATCTGCATCCGGAGCTTGGCCATCCAGAAGCCCTCCTCCAGGGTTTCGACGTTGGTGATCTTGCCGTAGAGGTCGACGTCGACGTGGCCGAGGAAGTTCGCGGGCACGTCGATCTCCCCCATGGGGAGCGTGTCGGCGGGGCCGACGCCCTGGTCGCTGTCAATCCACTGCTGATCGTTCGGGCCTGGAAGAATCATGGCTACCTCTGCATTCGGTGGGTGGTTTGGAGGGGGCGCACCGTGCGCCGAGACATGGAACCCGCGCCGTCGTCGTGGAAGCCGAGGCTCCACCGTCCAGCGCGCGACGAGGCTGCTCACGGCTTCGAGCTCGAAGCCTCCCGCTGCTTCGCTCGGTCCGCGTCCACCTTGGCGTCGACGTCGTTGAACGCCGGCTTCTTCCCCTCGGGGGGAGGCGGCGCAGGCGTGCCGGAGAGCCACACCGGGATCTCCTTGCCGAAGAACTCGAACGTGGAGACGAGAATGGAGGCGAGCCAGGGGGGCATGAATGACCTTTCAGTGCGGAGCGATGGGAGCGGGCGACGACGGTGCGGAGGGCGGCGCAGGGAGAGCCACCGGCGCCGTCGAGGCGGGGAGCAGGGGACCAGCGACGCTCTCCGCGAGCACCGTCCCGCCGTGGGTGACGATGGCCTTCCTCCACGCCTCGGCCGCCCGAAGGAGCTGCGCCACGGCATCGGCGACCGCCTGCGCGTCGTAGGTTTTGAACGCCTCGTAGGTCGCGCTCGCCGCCTGGTAGCTCGCGAGCGCCACGCTGTAGGCCACGTAGAGCTGGACGGCAGCCTGCTTCACCGGCTTCCAGTCGAGGCGCACCTTGGCGACGCACGGGTCCCCGGCGGGCGGAGGAGCGCACGCTTCCTGCTCGGCCTGGTAGGCGCTCTCGGCCGACTGCTGCCCCTTCACCTGCATCTCGCCCACCGCGGTGAGCGTCGAGCGCATGAGCTTGAGCGGGGAGCCGCAGCCGACGGCGACGAGGAGGAGGGAGACCAGGAGCAGCGCGCGGGAGAGGTGCATGGCGAGGACCCTACAGGAGCGACCGGATGAACAGGTAGGCGACGACGGCGACCGTGAAGACCACGACGCCGATGTTGGCGATGTCGACGAGCTTGTTGAGGCGCACGTCCTCGGCCTCGTCGCGATGAGGAGGCCGGTCGCTCGTCGGTGCGCCGGTCACTTCGCCGCTTCCAAGATGGCCTGGGTGAGCGGGCGCGTCGTGGCCTTCTTCTGCGGAGCGAGCCCGTAGAGGTCGAGGCTGTAGCCGGTCTGCCCGGCGCGGTCGCGCTGCCCCGGAGGAAGCTCGCCGTCCGCGTAGGTCTTGAGGACCATCGGCGCGGTAGGCGCGGGCGGGCGCCCCGTCAACCACCCGACGAACCGTTGGAAGGTGGTCGGCGGCTCTGGCGGTGGCGCGGCGCCCATCTCCTCGCGCGGGCGGCGCGTAAGGCGCGGCGTCTCCCCTGCGCCGATCGGACCGGCGAGCCCATCTGCCGCCTGGCGCAGGTCGCCGTGCGTCGCCCGAGCGGGGAGCACCCGCGGCATCCGGGCGCGGCGAGCCTCGTGGGCCAGCGCGAGCGCGCGGTACTCGCAGCCGACCAGCTCAGCGCGGGCCGCGTCGGCTTCGCTGAGCGCCACCTCCCGCCGGCGCCGGGTGAAGGCGACCTCGGTGGACGTCTCGACGAGGTAACGCTCCGCTGCCGTGAGCGGGCGAGGCGCATCCTCCCGCACGTCGCGGGTCGTCACCACCGGCGTCGCTTCGGCCTCGGCGCTCATCGACCCCTCCGACGTTGCTGCCCACGTACAACCACAGGCGCGCACGGTGGCGGCTCTTGGATGGTGACGTGAGGAATGGTGCTCATGAGCAGCAGCGCGAAGATGAGCGGCATGCCCGACGAGGTAGCACGGGCGCGCGCGCCTCGGTAGAGTCGGCCTCGTGTCCGCTCATCACGCTCACCCTCACCGAAAGGTCACACCGATGTTAGAGCCGCCTACGCCGGGGATGCCGCAGTCCACGATCAACCAGCTCGCCCGCGCCACGTTCCGCGACGGGTTCATCGTCAAGCACGACGGGTCGCAGGTCGCGCTCGGCGTCGACCGGGACACGCAGACCTGGCAGCTCTACCCGGTGCTGACGACCGGCGTGCGCGAGACGACCTCCTCGACCTTCGCGCTCCTCCAGGACGCGACCGCGATGACCGACGGCGGCTTCACCGCGCCGAACGGCAACCACTACAAGCTCACGCGCTCGACGCTCACCGACGGCACCCACGTCGCCACGGCGATCCGGAGCTGACCCATGCTGCTCGCCCTGTACGTGGCGGCGGCGATCAACGTCGTCGTCGCGTGCGTGGTGAGCGCCTTCCGACGCGAGCACCTACCGCTCGCGCTCCTCTTCCTAGCCAGCTTCGCCACCGACCTCCTGAGCCGCATCGTCCACACCGGCTACGCGGGTCACCCGACGCCCTACAGCGGGACGGCGCGGGCGCTCTTCCACGTGAGCCAGGCCTGCGTGATCACGTGGCCCGTCGGCCTGTGCGCCGTGGCGGTGATCGTCTTCTTCCGGCGGAGCGCGCAGCCGGTGTTCGTCGTGGCGCGCCTGCTCCTGTGGGCGCTCGTCCTCGGCTACCCGTTCCCCTTCCGTGGTCACGCGCTCGGGCTCGTCTACGCCGTGGTGAGCGCGTGCGCCTTCCTCGTGGGGGGCGTGGGCGCCGTCGTCAGCCTGCGCGGGAAGGGGCGTCCCACGGTGACGGAGAGCGTCCTCGTCGGGGCCGTCTGCGCCGAGGGGCTCACCCTCGCCGGACCTCACCTCGGCGACGTCTTCCGGGACTGGCAGCTCGCGCAGCTCGGGTACGGCGTGTTCTACGTCGCGGCGATCCTCATCCAATCGGAGGCCTTGTGGGGGAGCTTGAAGCGCTCGGAACCAGTCAACGAGAAATGATCTGGCTCGTCGCCGGTCTCGTCCTCGTGAACCTCGCCTTCGTCTGGTGGACGCTGCGTCGCGTCCGCGCGCACGGCACGCGCCTCGACGACCACAACCGCGCGATCACCCGGCTCCGCTCGAAGCACGTGGTGCTCGCCGACAGGATCAGCGATTGCCACGCCGAGATCCGGCAGACGATCACGCCGCCCGCTCCGCTGATCCCGAAGAAGCCTCAACGCCGATAGTCGGGCGGCGGCCCCTTCGCTTCGAGGCGCTCGACAGCCCGCGCTCCGTCGGCCGCGGTAAGTCCGCGCAACCACTCGTCGAGGTCGTCGACCTGCTTCATGACGTCTTCCTTCGCGGGAGGCGGAGGCGACGAGGGCGGGTACACCATCGGTCTACCTCCCGTGGCCGCCGCGACGCGAGGCTTCGGAGAAGATGTGATCGATGCTCGCCCGAATGCTGCCGAGCTTCTCGCGGAGGTCTTGCCATCCATTGTTGTACTCCCGGAGGTGTTCGCCGAACGCGCGGACATGTTCCTCGAACCGAGCGGTGAGAGCGCGAAGTCTCTCCTCCACAAGTTCGCGCCCTCGCCCCATCTCGTCAACGGCGACGCGCAGCTCATGGAGAGATTCTCGGATGGCTTTCAGCTCTGCGCTGTCGTCGCGGCTAACCGCTGGTAGTTGCGGCGCGGACGTCGTGGTCGAACGACGGTCGATCTTCTTTTCGAGGTCGTCCACGGACTCCTCGTAATCCTCGACTTGGCGCTCCAGCTTCTCGATCCGCTCTTTCAGGCGGTCGACGCCGATGAGGTCGGCGATGGTCTTCGCGATCGTGATGACGATCGCGGCTCCGGCGGTAACGACGACAGGTGCATCGGCCATGGTGGTCCCTCGCGTTCCCAGGTACGCGGAGCGTGGCGTGTGGCGTTCTTGTACGCGGTTGACGTTTTTGCTGAACGCCCGTCAACGAGTGTTACGTCCGCGCCGTGTGCCACCACTGAACGGCGTTTCAGAAGATCAACGACGTGAAGGAATTTACGTGTCCTCGACCACGAGATCGTTTGACTTCCGCTCTGGTCAGCGTAGCAAGGGCGACAGGTCCCCTGGGGGCACAGGAGACGTCATGCGAAAGATCAACCTCGTCAAGCTCATCGTGTTCGCGCCCGTGGCGCTGGCCTCCCTCGTCGCCGCGTCGTGTACGCTCAGCGGCGTCTCGAACGACTGCCAGGTGGGAGACCTCACCGCGGGGCAGGCGGGCGGAGGAGGAAGCGCTCCTGTCGAAGCGGGCCCCCGCGAATGCCTGTGCGCCGCCCCGCTGAACTTCGTCCCCGAGTGTCGCCGCATGGTCGCGCGCGTCGACGGCGGCTGCGACGATGAGCCGCTCCCGAACTTCTCGGCGTGCCGCAGCGGCGTCGGCCTCTGCTTCGGCGGCGTCTGCGCGGCTCCGAACTGGGATGCGCAGTGCGTGCAATCGCCGGCCTTGGGCCCGTGGCTGCTCTGCAACGACGTGAAGGACTGCGACGACGGCAACCCGTGTACGAGCGACTCGTGTCCCGCGCCGGGCTGCGAGCCGTGCCTCCACGTCCCCATCGCCGACCTCACCGACTGCGGCGACAACATGCTCTGCCGTCAGGGCGCCTGCTGCGACAAGCCGTCCGGCTTCAACGCGCACTGACCACCACCGACCTCACGAAGACCCCAAGGAGTTCCCCATGAACCGCTCGATCGTTTCCCTCGTCGTCCCCTTCATCGTCCTGCTCAACGCCTGCGCCTCCCCGGTGGAGATCGGCGACATCGAGCTCGATGCGCTCGCGAAGAAGAAGCCGGTGCCCATGGCGCCGCTCGCCGGCCTCGGCTCGTCGTGCAAGGCCGACCTCGACTGCATGCCGACCACCAAGCCCTGCGGCGTGGCCGCCTGCGTGGAGGGCATCTGCTCGGCAGCGCTGCTGCCCGAGGGCGACCCGTGCCAGGGCGGCGTCGGCCGCTGCGACGCCGCCGGGACCTGCGAGAAGGTCGACGGCACCTGCAAGGGCTGGGACGGCCCGGTGCTCCGCCCGTGTGACGCCGCCAGCGAGTGCGACGACGGCTCGCCCTGCACGACCGACACCTGCCAGGCCGGGTGGTGCCACCACGACCCGCTGCCGGACGGGCAGGCCTGCAACGGGCTCCTGTCCTGCAAGCAGGGGCTCTGCTGCGTCCCCGACTGATCACCCGGCGTAGTTGTAGTGGGTGACGCACACCCACTTGTCGATCTCCAGCAGGAACCGGAACACGTCCACGTCGTTCACCGCCGTGCCGACGAGGGTGCCACTGAGCGGCGATGGGAACGTGAAGTTGACGCCCCAGCTCGCGGTGTAGGACCCGGTTCCGCCCTGCTTCACGAACAGGATCAGCTCCGTCCCATCCTCGAAGCCGGTGGGGTTGGCGAAGGTGGTGTTCTGCGCGATCGTCACCCGGCGACGCAGGCTCTTCCCCTCGGCCATCGTCACCGTCGCGGCGTTGGTCTCGGCGAACGGCGCATGGCTGAGCGTCGAGTTGTGCCGCAGGCTCATGGACATCTGCGCCTTCACGGCGGAACTGAACGTGACCTTCGAGGCCGAGTCGCTGTAGGTGACGGAGAGGTAGCTCGTCCCGCCGTCCGCGGAGCAGATGTCGAGGGCCGCGCTCACCCCGCCCGACGGAGCCAGGCCGATCACGATCGCGCAGTCGCCGTTCTTGTGGCTGGAGTCGCCCGCGTCGCCGCCGCCGAGCACCTGCTTGCCGCCGGTGTAGGCGCCCGTCTTCGCGGCCTGCCCGCGCATGACGTCGGTGATCCCGTCGCCCGTGGCGTTCTGCGGGCGGTAGAGGGCGAGCCCGGTGGCTGCCGTACCCCACGGGTGAACGTGGTCCTCGTGGGAGACCGCGGGCGCCGACCCGACGGCGCCCGTCGTGTTGGGCGGGAACGGCGTGGCGCTCCCCGCGGCAGCGGCGTTCACGGCCACGCTGTCGAGCTTGGTCTTGTCGATCGACGACATGAACCCGTGCGAGACGCCGGCCACCGCGAGCGCATGGCGAGCGCCGCCGGTGAGGTCGCCGTGGTCGTGGACGTGGTTGTGCCGGGCGAACTTGGTGGAGATGCCGATGGCGTTGGCCTCCCCGACCGCGACGGGGGCAGCCGTCTCCGCGACGAGCACGGCATCCGACCGGAGGAGCGAGGTCGCCGAACCTTCGGCCGCTGCACCTCCGTCGGTGACCACGAGGGCGCTCGACGCGGCGGTGCTGACCGCGTGCTGGTGGTCGGCGCGCGCCGCCTTGTCGAGCGCGCCTGCGCTGGCCGTGTCCCCGCCGTTGACGGTGGTGAGGTCGCCGACGGCACCGTAGATCACGTCGATGTCGTTGGCGTTGACCTGGACGCCGTGACCTGCGCCGACGTTGAAGGTGTTGCCGGACTGCGCGATGCCGGCGCCCGCGACGATCGTCCCAGGCCCGAAGATTTGCGTGAAGACGAGGTTCGTGACGCCGACGGTGATCGGCCCGGCGACCATGAGCGCCCACCCCGTCTTGCCGTTGACGGTCCCCTCCTTGACGAAGAAGAACATCCCCGGCGTGACCTCGGCGTCGGTGTCCGCGTCGGTGGAACGCGCCCACGCGCCAGCGGTGTCGACGACCCAGATCCCGTTCTGCGTCTGGTCGGTCTGGTCCTTCGCGCCGTAGCGATCACCGTCGGCGTAGGTGATCCCGTCCTCGGTGAGCGCACCGCTGAGCGGCTGGTTGGCGAGCGACGCGCCGCGCACCTCCGTCTTGAGGTCGAGCCCGGTGGCGAGCGCGGAGAGCTGCGCGATGGTCACGGCGTCCTGCGCGCCCACGCCGTTCGCCAGGCCCGTGATGCGCTGTCCGTTCAGCGGCAGGTCGCTCGATGCCGTGGCGACGGCCGCGCGCACGTTGGTCCAGTTGACGACCTGCGCGCCGGCCGCGATGCCTTCGAGCTTCGTCTGGTTCGTCGCGGAGATGAATCCGTGCGACACCCCAGCGACGGCGAGCGCGTGGCGGTCACCGCCGAGAAGCGCCCCGTGGTCGTGAACGTGGTCGGCGCGCGCCAGGCTCGCCGAGCTGCCCGCGCTGTTCGCCGCGCCGATGGTCACGCAGATGGCGGTCTGCACCTGGTGCCGGTGGTCGTAGGGCGCCGCGGTGGCGAGCGCGCCGTTCGCGCCGGCCGAGGCCGTGAGCACGGCGGGGGTGCCCGCGCCGAGGGAGACGCCGCCGCCCACCCCGCCCGCGATGGCCGCGTCCCAGATCCGCTGCGCACGCTGGAGCGCACCGACCCACCTGCGAACCGGGTCGAACTCCGTGCCCTCCAGCACCGCGACTTCTTCGAGTCCCGTCTGCGAGAGGACGCTGATCCCCGCGGTCCAGTCGGTGAGCTGCCCGCCGCCGCCGTTCACGAGCAGGCGGATCTTCCACTTCCCCCACAGGCCACCCGCGACCTCGAGCGCCGTCGGCATGGTGATCGGAGGCGGGAGCATCCCCGTCGCGCCGCCCACCGTGTACTCGTAGGCCTTGGTGACGGCGTTGAGCACCCACCCCGCATCGGCGACCCACCCGGCAGGGTAGGTCGTGATCTGCCAGACGGTCGGGAGGTTCGACGTCTTCCACCCGACGGTGGAGAGCGTCGAGCACTGGATGACGTCCTCAGCGGTCGCCTCGATGGTGCCGGCGACAGCAGAGCCGCCATTCAGGGCGAGCAAGACGGAGGCGTAGGGGGTGGTCGGCATTGTGGTCCTGTCTCAGAACAGCGGAGCGGCCTGCGAGGTCGAGTACGCGCACCAGTCGAGGATCTTGTAGTTCCCGTCGCGCTTCACGAACGTGACGCTTGCCGTCTTCGTCTGCGTCGAGCCGTAGAACTGGAAGTAGGGCAAGCCGTTCGCGACGATCTCGACTCCGTTGGCGTCGCTAGTTCCTTCGCGAACGAACGTTATTCTCACGCCGTTGGGGATGTCCACGTGGTTGATAATCTCGTACGAGCTTCCGCTGGTGATGAACGCGGGGATGACCACCTCGTCCGTGAGGCGCGGGTCGAACGACTGCGTGGTGTCCACCGTGTCGGCGACCTCGGACCTCCATGCTCGATACCCACCACCCGACATGATCTCGGGACCAGCGCCGTGATACGTGCCGGTGTTGAACAGGTCACCCTCGTTAGTGAGCGACCCGCCGGCCTTGTTGGTGAGCGACCCGCCGCTCTCGATGTAGTTGAGCCCGCCCTCGAACTTGAAGGTGCCGAGGACGTGGGTGGTGGTCCCCGCCGTGAAGTAGAACGACGCCCCGGCGAACATCCGGACGACGCCCTTGATGAAGCCGCCGTCGGTGAAGACGAGCGCGCCCGTCGCAAGGACGTCCACCTCGCCGAGCACGTTGATCTTCGCGCCCGCCGAAAGGTCCATGTGGGCGGAGCCCAGCATGTCGATCGTCGCGCTCGTCACCGACAGGGAGGAGCCACCCTGGAAGGCGATGAAGCGACCGCTCGTGACGACGATGCTCCCCGCCGCGCCGATGGTCATCACCCCCGTCACGCTGCCCGCGCCGTGGAGGGTGTAGGAGCCGTTGACGAGGAGCAGGCTGTTCGCGTCGAAGGTGAGCGACTTGGTGGCGACGACGTGGCCCGAGATGTCGTCGGCGATGACGGGGAGCGTGTAGTGCCAGGTCTGCGCGCCGGCTGCGCCGATGACCACGTTGTCGGTGATCGCGTAGGTCCCGCCGCCCTCGTGGATGGAGAGGTACTGCCGCGCGTCGAACAGCTCCATCTCGGCGGCGTCGAGGACGCCGAGCGCCACCCAGAAGCCGGGGGCGCGGATACGTGCGTTGTGGGCCATCGTCAGGTCTCCGGTGCGCCCTTGGGCGTCGTGGGCAGCAGGAACGGCCCGTGGGTCTCGATGTCGCCCGAGAGCTTGGCGAGCCCGGTGGCGAGCGCGGCCGAGAACACGGCGCTCACCTGGACGTCCAGCTCCGAGGCGAGCAGGCAGGCGTCGGTCATGTTGGTGTCGGAGACGTGGACCTCCACCGGCTCCACGCGGTCACCGACGACGGGCATGAACGTCTCCGGGGGCGGCAGGTCTTCCGGCCGGAGGCGCCAGCGGTTGAGCCCCACGCCGAGCGCGCCATGGAGGACGTAGGCGAGGTCCACCGTCCCGACCTGCGCATGGTTCGGCCCGTGGATGTCCAACTGGTGTTGGACATAGCTCGCCCGCACCTTGGGGAGCACCACCTCGGCGCGAGCGCGAGCAAGAGCGTCGAGCGCGACGTGGATGGCGGTGCAGCTGGCGACGTCCACGAGGCCGCCCGGCGTGGTACGGTTCCCCTGTCGCGGCGCGAGAGGGGAACCAGCGGGGTCGGTGGGGGCTATGCAGTCGGTCACAGGGTGATGGTGCCGAAGGGGGTGGCGTTCATGGGCGACTGGTTGAGGATGAAGGGGCCCGCCTGCTTCGCCGCGGTCTCGCCGACGATGCTCCACGTGGAGATGCCGCGGAGGATGCGCTGGAGGAGGTCGTGGGTCATCCGGCGGATCTCCGGGTCGTAGGCCTCGGGCTCGGTGAGGACGATGAGGCACGTCCGCTGGGTCGAAATCCACAGCGGGTGCGGCGCCGTCGTTGCCCACGCGTTCTTCTCGTGAGCCTTGTTGAACACCGCCTGGAACGAGGTGGAGATCGGTCCGTCGAGCGTGGAGACGATGGTGACGACCTCGGTGCGTCCCTTCACCTCGGGCTCGACGGTGAGGACGTCGCCCACGCGGAGGATGAGGGGGTCGCTCTCCGTCGCCTCGGGCGACACGCAGGTGTAGCTCGCCCCCTGCGTGGTCCCGAGGTCCTTGCTGATCGCGCTGGTCAGGCGGATCAGCTTCCGCGGGATGAACGGGCCCTTGAGGTTCTGAGGGGAGTCGCCGAGGTTCGGGGGGAACTTCACGCGCTCGGCTGCGGTGATCGTCCGGTACGCCACGAAGGCGCTACCGAGGAGCGTGCGCAGGGCGTTCTCGACGTTGTTGCGGGTGGCGCCTCCGGGGAGCAGGTAGCGAGCGGCGAGCGCGAGCTTGCGCTGTTGCGGCGTCGTACCGGCGGGGGGGACCACGCCGAACTCGTACTCCCGGTCGGGGAGTTGCTCGACGACCTTGGAGGGGAGGTCCTGGTTCGCGGCGCGCTTGATCTTCTCGTCGATCATCGCCTCGGCGATCGACTCCGCGTAGAGACGACCACCGAGGAGCGAACCCTGCCTGATCACGAAGTTCTGCCCGTCGCCACCGAGGGACGCCTTCTTCGCGTCGTAGATGAGCTTCGCCGGGGACGGCGCGCTGCTCATCTTGAGGAGCCCGAGCGGCGTGAATAGGGAGAGCTTCGGCATGGTGAACGACAGGCGCTCAGTAGACGATGACGGTGAAGGCGATGTTGGTGAGGACGCCCGCGTCGTTGCGCGTCTTCACGCGCACGCCGTTGGCGATGAGGAGCGCGACGGGTGTGAGCGCTGCTACGTCCTCGTTCAGCGTGACCGTCGGGCCGAGGATCGACGCGGGGAACGTGTTCGCGGGCCAGGTGAGGCTCGTGTTCCCCGTCCCGTCGTCGTGCGGCGTGATGGTCGTGAGGATCGCGGCCTCCGACGGCCCGGTCACCTGGGACACGACAGGCGCACCGCTGCCATCGAAGGTCACGGAGATCCCGACGGAGAACACCGCCTTCTCGTGGGCAGCCGCCGCGCGCTGGAGGCCGTTGAGCATGTCGGCGCAAGGCATCGTCGCCTCGTCCGGCAACGGGTCCTCGTTCTCGATGGTCGCGCCGCCGAAGTCCTGCAAGCTCCCGCGGCGCGGTCCGCCGTCGTCCGCGGTGAGGTCGCCAGGGTAGATGCCGGTCGCAAAGCCTTCGCTCATGGGGTGCTCGCTCAGACGGTGAAGACGGCGATCTCGCCGAGGGTGAGCAGATACGAAAGCACACCTGGGACGCCGGTCGTAGTGCCGAACGGCGTGACGGGGGCGATGAGGTTGAGGTCGCCGACCGTTGCGCGAGGCGGGGCGTTCTCGATGTCGCGAGAACTGATCGTGCTCGGGCTCGCGTCGGGGCTCTCCGGCTGACGCTTCTGCCGCGTCCCCTCGTCGAAGAAGGTGGCCACCTGTTCGCCGGGTCCGAGCGAGGCGAAGTAGCTGGCGAACGGCGTCACGAGGAGCTGGAGGCTATCGCTCCACGGGGACGGGAGCTGCCCGGCGAGCGGGGTGTACGTCGTGTCGCTCGCGGCGTTCGTCGCCTCGAAGGTGAGCGTCCACTGCTGCCCTGCGACGTCGATGGCGACGGTGGCGATCCTCTTGCGGAAGAACTTGCCTGTCGTCTTGTCGTAGAAGCCGATCGTCTGCCCCACCACAGGGTCGGTGATCGCGACCGCCGAGGCGAGCGTGACGCTGGTCGTCGTCGGCGCGGGGAGCGCCAGGACGGTCGCGGGGCCCGCGGGGTCGTACTCGGGGAAGGGCACCGCATCGACCCACCCGTGCGCCGCCTTCGTCCAGCGGGCGCGGAAGACCACGTTCGTCGGCTGCGCGATCAGGGTGCAGACGAAGAAGCCGTCGTCGCCGGGGAACTGCGCCTTGAGGTGGTTCTCGACGGCGGCGATCTGCGCGGCGTTGGGGAAGCGGCTCCCGAGGGGCGTCGAGGCGCGGACGGTGAAAACGATCGCCGTCGTCCCCGGTCCGTCGATCGCGGGGTACGTCCAGACGCCGGCCACCGGGACGTTCGGCGTCTTGCGCACGGCGTCCTGGTAGTCGGCGTCGTTCCCGCTCGCCGGGGGGTTGGCCTGGCGCGCGATGATCCGGTCGATCAGCTCTTGGTCGCTCTCCTCGGGGTGACCGCCGGAGAGCCCCGAACCGTCGGCCTGCTCGACCACCTCGGCCTGCGAGTTGATGCCGGCGGGCGACCCCGTCCATTCGAGGATGGTCCCCGCGGGGAGGTTCGTGTCGTCGCCGGTGTCGATCCCCTCGATGGGACACGGGTCGCCGGGGAGGTAGAGGTCGGTGACGGTGCAGCGGAAGCGGAGCCCCTTCGCGACGTACCGCAGCTCCGCCTTCTCGGGGATGGTCCCGCCGGTCGGCGACGCCTGGACGATGACGAAGCCGCGCGCGCCCGTCGCCGGGAGCTTGCCGTCGATGCCGACCGCCTTGGCCTTGTTGAGGAGCTTCTGGCCCGTGGCGAGAACGAGGTCCTGGTCGCGGCCGTTCGCCTTGACGTTGTAGTAGAGCACCACGCACGAATCGGCGTGCGACGCGGCCTCGGCGTCGACGAGCGTCCCCGGCCCCACGTCGGCGTCGGGCACGTAGAGCTTGAGGCTGCGCAGGTAGCGCCGCTTGTGCTCGTCGCGCGTGTACGTGACGATCTCGGTCGCGTTGTCAGCCATTGAACGTGATGCCCTGGGTGCGGGTGCGCTCCGACTTCGAGAGCGCGGCGTTGAGGAGCAAGTTCTCGTAGACGATGCGGACGAGCACGCGGCTCGATTCTCCCACGTCCACGTCGACGCGGGTGAGCGCGATCTCCTTCGCCGCGATGAGCGACGCGAGCGCCGTGTTCACGATGTAGGTGATCTCGGTGCGGATCGTCTGTTCGTTGATGTAGCGCTTGTTCCGGAGCTTGCTCCCGAGCGTTGGCGAGCCGGCCACCGTCCCCTGGACGACGATCAGCGCCAGGCTGACCTTCTGGTCGGTGGGGTGCTCCGCGATGGGGCGCCCGTCCGCGTCGAGGGGGAAGTCGCGCGTCGCGCCGTCGTAGAGGATCGCCGCCGGTGGCGAGACGTTGCGGGGGCGCGAGACGTCGAGCTCGAACCCGTCACCCGCCATGTCGTCCCCTGCCGGAAGTTCACCTGCGCCCATGTGGCCTCGCGTTCTGGTTCACAGCTGGACCACGTTCATCGGGGAGACGTATATCGCTCCTGCCTGACGCGGGGCGTGTGTTGAGGCTGCGCGATCCGCGGCGCGCTCTCTTGCCCGCTGCGCATCGAGCGCCAACCGCTCCTGCTCCGTAAGCGGAGCCTCGGAGGGGAGCGACAAGGGCGTGCGATAGGGGTGGATCACGGGAATGGGCATGGGGGCATGGGGATGGCGGGGAGGCTCGGGAGCCCCACCGGCAGACTCGGCGTGGGAAGCGCGAGCGTCGGCAGCGTGGGGATGGGGAACGACCCCTCGAAGGGCAGCGGCGGAATTGGCGGCAGCCGCAGCGCGGGGAGCGTGGGCAGGCCGATGGGGAGCGTGGGCGTCGGGAGCGACAGCGACGGCAGAGACGGGCCTGGGAAGCCCGTGGGGATGGGGGGCAGCCGGAGCGTCGGCAACGTCACCGTGACGCTCGGCAGGCTCGGCGTGGGCAGCGCCAGGGCGACGACGGGGAGGTTGCAGCTCACGGGACCGTCTCACTTCCCGGTGACCAGCGCGGCGGCGACGTTCCCGGCGACGGGCGGCGTCACCGCCCCCGTCGCGCCACTCACGGGGCCAGGCGTGTTGAGCAGCGTGGCGATCTGGTTGATCGCCACGTCGCGCTTCGCAAACTCGGCAGCGACGAGGGGAGCGAGCGCCAAGGCGACCGCGCCGTCCCCGCCCATCGTCATCCCACCGGGGACCTTGACGTTGCCGGAGAGGATGATCCCGTCGGCGTTGATGAGGATCGACGCGCTCCCGTTGTGGTTGTGGAGGGTGAGCGTCTTGGTCTCGGCGTCCATGTGCAGGCCGAGGCCGCAGGCGTGGAGGAGCGCGATGGCCTCCTTGTCCTGCTCGCTCACGTCGATGGCGAAGGTGCAGGCGCTATTGCCCTTCGTCGGCACGTAGACCTGGTAGGTGCCGGTCTCGCCGTCGATCAGCGAGAACGTCGGCTTGCCCGCGTCGTTGATCCCGTACTGGATCGAGCCTCCGCCCTTCACCGGCGGGAGCTTCGTCGTGTGCCGCGAGTCGCCGAGGGCGAGGATCGCGTGGCCGATGCCACCCTCGTAGGCGAACAGGGTGTCGCAGCCGTCCCCCTCGGCCTCCACCGCCTTCGGGACGGAGAGGAAGCCGTAGGTGTGGTGGAGCTGCACGACGGGCATCGTGGCGCCCTCGCCCATGCCGTCGATCTGCACGCCCACGAACCCGTTCCGGTACGTGGCGAGGAGCGTGCGGGCGATGGTGAAGCCCTTGAGCGTCCCGGCGTTCTCGGTGTCGTCGTCGCCCATGGTCACACCACTTCTCCGAAGATCAGATCCGCAGGCCTCATGAGGGTCAGCTCGGTGCTCGTCCCGTCGGGGCCGCGCCGGAAGGTGACCGCCTCGATCCAGAAGTCGCCCGAGACGCCGATGATCTCGTCCTTCACCTGGACGATGGTGTCCACGCCCCACACGATGCGGGAGCGCCCGTCCATGCTGACCGTCGAGTGGCCGGCGACGGTGTAGACGAGGTTCCAGTTCTCGTGGCGGTTCTTCGCGCACTCGCGCCGGGCGTAGAACTCGCACTGCGCGGGCGTCGTCGCCTTGCTGTGGATGTGGGTCCAGGGGCGCTCGATGCCCCACGCCACCATCTCGTCGTCGGTGAAGACGCCGACGTGCTGCTTGCGGCCCGTGCTGCCGCCGCTCCCGACGAGGGCGGGTTTGATATCCGGCGGGGCGTTCGGCGCAGCGATGGCCGCCGCTGCCTTGCCGCCGCCGCGGGCGCGCACCTCGTAGCTGGAGAAGCGGCCGACGGTGCTGTTCCGGAACGAGCACGACTCGACGGAGACGGTGTTGCGCGTCTTTCCGTACTCGCGAGCGATCCGGTAGATCGGCGCCTGCCCGGCGTGCGGCTGCGAGAGGATGAAGTTCCCGTCGGCGCTCGCCCACAGGAAGATCCCCGCCTCCTCGTGTTCCTTCTTGAGGAACTCCCACCACTTCGAGCCGAACTTCGCCGTCCGCTGCTTGTTCTTGGGGGCGGCGAGCGCGGCCTTGAGGTCGTCGGGCGTGCTGAGCTTGACCGTCGCGCCGGTGACCGCCTGGCGGTTCGCGGCGTTCGAGTAGACCAGCGTGTACGAGCGCGGGACGACGATATCGAGGACTTGCCCCGTCAGCTCGCCGTAGCTCAGCGACGACCCGAACGTCTGGTCGGCCTGGACGTAGGGGTCGTGGACGACGGCGGTCGCGTCGCGCCCGTGGATGGTGACCGTGGAGCCGGCGCCGCCGCCCGAGGAGAGGTCGGGCCCGTCGGTCCACCCCGTCTGCTGGAGGCGACCGTTGATGCGCAGCTCCGTCGGGGTGTTCGGCGTCCCGTATTCGAGGAGCTTGCGCGCCGTGTCGGCGTTGCCGAGGCGGATCGCGTAGCCGTTCGGCTGCGTGAAGACCGCCTGCTTGACCTCGTAGCTCTCGGCGATGCGGACGGTCCCCGCGCCGCCGATGGTGAGCGTCACCTCGTCGTCGACGCCGCCGAGGCTATCCGAGTCGAGCAGGGCCACGCCGATGTCCTATCACGCCGCCGCGACGAGCGTGTTGGGCTTGTAGAGCTTGAGCTTGCTGCCGGGGGTGATCCGGAACGGGTCGGGTATGGCGTTCATCTGGAGGATCTCCGCCGCCTTCGACGTGTCCCCATAGACGATGCGCGAGACGTCGCTCACGGTCACCGTCTTGCTGCCGGGGACGGTGAAGGTCAGGAGCGCGATGGCCTGGCGCTGGAGGTCTTGCTGGAGCTGAGCGATGAGGCGCCAAGTCTCCATGAACGACTCCAGCAAGACCGCGTTGAGCGGGTCGTTGAGCAGGCCCAGCGTCGCGTTGAAGCGGGCCATGCTGTGGTTGATCGCCTCCACCTTGCTCGCCAACACCGCGTCGTACATCTCGGCTTGGTCGACGAGCTTGGACACCGAGGCGATGGCCGCCGCGACGGCCTTGAAGATGTCGCCGTAGCCGAGGTCCTCCGCGTCGGCGAGGAGGAGACCGCTCTGGGTGACGAGGCTCTGGGTCCGGATGTTGACCAGGCCCTCGATGAGGTAGGCGCTCGACTGGTCTTCGAGGAACTCCAGCTCGGCGCTCTCGCCGCTCCGCACCTTGGCCACCATCTCGCGGGACCAGTTGGTGCAGAACGCCTTGATGTCGCCCACCGTGGGGATGGTGAGCGTCGAGGTGAGGCCGTCGTCGAACCGGTCGAACAGGGTGGCGAGCGCGCCCGGCCACAGGTCCTCGTTCCAGGGTTCGAGCAGGTTGTTGTGGAACAACGCGCTCATCTGGACCGTGTAGAGCTTGCGGCCGAGCTTCTCGGGGGAGCCGCCGGGGCTGTGCGGGTACTCGTGAGTGTGCTCGCGCAGGCCGCCCTTGACGACGACCTTGATCACCGGGAACTCGATGAAGTCGAACGCGGCGCGCGGGAGCTGGTCGAAGGCGTCGGGCATTATCGGTACACCCCGTTCCCGCTGCGCCCCTTCGGGTTCACCGACGGGCCGCTCGCACCTGGGTTCACCTCTTGGACCTTGAGCGTCCCGCCGAGGAGCGTGTTCTGCTTCGCGAGTGCCGCATGGACCTCGGCGAGACGCGCTTCGAGCTTCCCGATGTTGCCAGCGTCGGCCTTCTCGGCGAGCACGCCGGATGCCCCGCCGCCTTCACCGGTCACCGTGCGGCTGACGCCTGTGAGCAGGTATGAGAGCGCGTCGGTCGGAAGATCCTTGGCCGCAGTGACGCGCGTCGACAGGTCGACCTCTTCTTTCTGGAGGCTCTTCACGTCATCGGCATCGAGCGCGTGACCACCCTCCAGCTCTTTCGTCATGCGTTGCCGTTCGAGTTCGACGAACGGCGCGTCACGCTCGGCGTCTTCCTTCTTCGTGGCGTCGCTGAGCAATTTGTCGATCACCAGTTCGCCGACCTGCTCTATGGTGACCGCAGTGGCAGCGATAGTAAGCGCCGTCCCGACCTTGTTGATCACGCCAGGTACGCCACCGACGCCACCGCTTGCTCCGCCTCCGCCCTTGAGGAGGTTCTCTATGCCAGCGCGAACCACGGTCTCGATCTGCGCGCGCGCGATGCTGGCGACGAGGGCCGCCGCGACCGCTTTACCTGGGTTCTCTGTGACCCACGCGACGAGCTTGGCGAACCCATCGACCGTCTGTAGCGCGAGTGGAGCGAGGCGCTCCAGCGACGGCATGAGCTTCGTTGCCATCCCCGAGGCGATGCGGTCGAGCTGATTCTGGAAGACCTGCGCCTTGCTCTCCGTCGTGTCCATCTTGGACGAGGCGAGCGACTTGACCTCGGAGTCGTTGACGGTGCTGGAAAACGTCTTGAACCGGTCCTGGACAGCTTTGATTCCGCTCTCCCCGCCGCCGGCCTTCGCGTAAATGTTCATCGCGTTGAGCATCCCGCGCTTCATGACCTCGCTTGGGGCGTAATTGGCGAGGTTCGCCTGGTTCGCCCCGAACTTTTTGAGGTACTCGATCGTCATCTCCTGCGGTGAGCGAAGGAACTCCTTCTTCTTGGGGTCCGTAAACGGAGAGAGCCCGGCGCCTTCCCATTTTGCGAGCGTCTTCTTCTTGGTGATGTCGCGCGCCCACGCCGCCGCAGACCCAGTGGCCTCCGTCGCCGTCGAGGCACCGCCGAGCATCGACATCTGCGCGATGGCGCTCAGGTTGCCGACGTTCTCGGCGTAGCTGCCGCCGAAGCGACCGGCGCCAGCCGAGATCCTCGGCATGTACTTGGCGAAGTCGCTCATCTCGACCGAGCCATCCGCCGTCTGCTTGACGACGTGGCGCATGATCGAAAGGAGCGCCTCGGTGCGCTTCACCGTGTCCTTCTGGAACTCTGGCTGCTGCATGAGTTGCGCGTTGACAGAGCCGGCCGCCTTGCCCATGTCGCCGAAGTCGGTCCCCGTGGCCTTCGCCAGTTCAGCGAGGCGCCCGAGGGCCGCTTCGCCACCCGCAAGGTCCGAGGATAGCGCCTGGAAGCTCCCGAGGACGGAGAGTGCCGCGTTGGGGTCGAGCGCGTTGTCGTCGCCAGCTTTGCGAGCGAGACCGATCAGGCGATCCTTTGCATTGGCCCCTGGGTCTTGGCCACCAAGCCGAGCCTGGTTCGCGATGTCGACTGCCTTCGACTCCAGCGTGAAGCCGCGCTTCATCCCGGCGCCAAGGTCCAGGTCGACGCCTGCGCTCTTGGCCATGCTGGCGGCAAAACTAGCGCCAGCGCGCATCGTGCGGTCCATGTACCGCATCGACCAGTACCCGGTGCGCTCGGCGTGCTTCTGCTGCTCGGCCGCCTGCTTGGCCATCGAGCGAGCGGCCTCGCGCTCCTCTTGCTGGAGGTACCGCTGCTTGATCTGGAAGACGTGCTCGATCGCACGCTCCTTCTCCTTCGCGGCGCGCTTCGCCTCCCGCGCCTCGGCGTCCGCCGCCCGCTTAGCCTCGCGCTCGACGGCCGACGTGGCCTTCGCTGCCGCACCGGGGACGTCCTTGAAGGCGTCTCCCGCGCCGACGCCGATGCCCTTGAAGGCCGCCTTGACCTGGGTGACCGCCTCCTTCGCCGCCTCGATCAGCGGCTTGAACACGGTGCGCATCGAGCCGTCGGATGCGGCGCCGACGTTGATGCGGACAGAGGCCATGGGGTGTTCTCAGTGCGGCGGAAGCGGGGCCGCGTCGTCGTCATCGCCCTCGATGACGGGGAATCGTTCGTCGTTCGCGAAGCTCATGAGGTCGCTCGCCTCGCGCTTCATCTCGTCGAGGCTGTGCCGGAGGCGCCGCTTCTCGCGCGGGGTCATCGTGCGGAGCAGCCGGTCGACCACGAGGGGTGACGAGGCGAGGCGGACGAGCGCCTCGAAGTCGGCGGCGTCGACCTCGCGCCCGAGGCAGCTCTCCTCGATCTTGTGGTCCTCGACCCACTGGAAGAGGAGCTTGAGCCCGTCGGGCGTGAAGGCGCCGAAGACGTACTCGTCGTGGGAGGAGAAGGCGGGCAGGCTGGCGTCGTCCGCCTTGCAGAGCCCGCGCGCCACCACCCACCGCATGAGCCCGTTGACGAAGGCCTCCTCACGGCGCCCCTGGTCGTCGGGGAAGGCCTTCCACGCCTCCTCCATCGCCGTCTTCGCGCCCACCTCGTAGTCGCGCTCGGCGAGCTGCCGGATGCCGACCAGCGGGGGCGTCGGCGGGCGCTGCCTCCACGTGTCGGCGTAGGCGCTGAGCGGGATGGTCTTGGTGACCGTCGGCGGGCGCTTCACCGGCGCGTCGGCCTTCGGCGCTGCCTTGGTCTGCGAGAAGGTCCCCACGGCTACTCCTTGGCCGGCGGAGCCGCCGCGTCGTCATCGGAGAGGATGGCCTTCACCTCGTCGGGCGAGAGCGGCGACACGTCGGCCTGCGCTGCCTGCTGCTCACTCGGGGGCAGGATCGCCCTTTGGACTTCGCTCGTCGTCGGAGATTTTACGACCGGCGAGGGTGAGTCCGAGGAAGAGAGCGACCTGTCCCGCAGTAAGCTCATGTACAGGCTGGCCAAAGTACGGACCGAGCTTTTCTGCAACGAGGGATGCCATTGCTCGAAAGGGAAATCGTCGCCCTCCTCGGCAACGGCCTCCTTCATCACCCAGGCCATGAACTCGCCGGGGCCGAGCTTGTTGACGCGCGGGTTGCACCGGCGCTGGACCTCGCGCTGCTTGTGGAGCAGGCGGACGATCTCCTCGCGCGCGAAGGCGCCCCGGATGTCGTCCACGCCACCGTCGAAGAAGAGCACCGGCTTCTTCGGGTCGCTCTCCGGGTCCACCGCGGCGTGGAGCAGGGTGCAGATGCCCATCCAGTAGTCGTAGATGGGCTCGCCGTCCTTCGGAGTCGCCTTGCGCTCGGTGGCCGCCTTGTGGGCCGCGTCGAGCACCTCGCCGTCGGTGCCCGCGTCCATCGGACGGAGGCCGAGCTCGACCTCCGTCCCGTCGATGGTCATCGCCTTGACGACCTCGAACTGCGCGACACCGCGGGCGATCTGCGAGAAGCGCTTCGCCATCAGACGGCCTTGGGCTCGCCACCGGAGAAGTTGATGTCGCCCTCGCACGACCCCTTCGCGTGGTCCCAGGAGACGCCGAGGTCCACGAGGACGCCGGTGAACTCGTGGATGCCGCCGTCGAGCGGGATCGAGATCGTCACGTACTTGCGGTTCTTGATCGCGTCGAACAGGGCGTTGCCGAACCCGTCGACCGCGACGAGGCTCTTGATCTGCGCGGTGCAGGTGAGCGAGCCGCCGGTGTGCCCCTCGTAGCCCCCGTCGGTGATCACCGGGTCGCGGCCCGAGCTGATCTTGTAGCTGCCGCTCATGGCCCGAGCGATCTTGTCGCTGTCCATGTAGACGCTGAGCGGTCGGATGATGGAAACGGGCTTTTCGTCCGCCATGGGAGTCCTCGGATCGGTGATGGTGGGGAAGCGTGTGGAGGAAGGCGTAGGTGAGGCGCTGCCGAGAGAGCGAGCGCCTCACCTACGGGCGGATCAGCCGGGGGCCTGCTGCTCGATCGAGTAGCCGAGCTGGTGCTGGTGGCCGAGCACCTTGATCGGGACGCGGCTCATGAAGCGCTCCGCGGTCGCGTCGAACTCGGTGCTCGGGAGGTTCGACGAGACGTTGGAGATTTGCTGCTCCGCTTCGAGCAGACGCAGCTCGCTCGTGATCTCGGCGTTCCACCGCGACGGGGTGGAGACACCCTTCGGCGGGGTCGGCTCGCCCTGCGCGGGCTCGTCGCGCAGGTACGGGTTCGCCGCGCGGTGGAGCTGCCACCGGGTCGCGATGCGCCGGCGGGCGTAGGTGGGCACCGTCTCCTGGTAGGTGTCGAGCGTGCCGTAGTAGGGGTCCGACCCGCTCTTGCAGAGGGTCGTGATCAGACGGGTGATGACGACCGTCCCGTCCTCCGTCGACTGGAGCGGCGTCACGCCGGCATCGAGGAGCGTGGCGAGCGTCGCCTGCGCCGGCCAGTCGGCCACCTGCGACTGCGCGCGCACGCCGAGGAGCACGGCGCCGTCGTAGTCGGCGTTCGGGTTGTCCTGCTCGCTCTGCACGCGCAGGGCGCCGAGCGACGCCGCGATCTCGCTCGGGTGCGTCTCGTTGTAGAGGCTGAACGCGCACCGCATGTAGGCGTCGTTGCAGGTCGTCTGCGCCAGGCTGACCGCCGTCGCCTGCGCGGTGTTCACCACGAAGACGCCCGAGCCCATGAGGCCGACGAGCGGGCCCGCCTGGGTGTCGAAGTGCGCCTTCCATAAGGCGAGGTTCGTCGCGTCGTTCTGCGCGATCACGATCACGTCCCATCGCCCCTTCTTCACGGTGGCGATCAGGTTCGTCACGTCCTCGGAGACGGAGCCCGTCCCGAAGAAGGTGCCGCCGGTGATCGCCGTCCCACCGGCGAGCGCGGTGGTGATGCCGCTCGGCGCGTCGGTGAGGTCCTTGAAGAGCGTGGCCTGCTTGCCGCGGATGCCAGCGCTCTTCCAGGTCAGCGTGACGATGTGCTCCGAGCCCCCGCCGCCGACGGCCGCGGTGAACGGGAGCTTCCGCTTCGCCGTGATGGTGGAGACGATCGAGGTGGCCACGTTGGCGGCGCTGTCCGTCGAGAGCACGCCGGCCTCGATGACCTCGCCCGCGATGCGGAAGCGCACCGTCCCGTTGGTCGTCCAGCTCCCGGCGACCGTGATGGTGGCCGTGGCGGCGACGGCGGAGCCACCCGGCGTCGGGCAGATGCCCCAGACCTTGATCCCCGAGTAGAGGAGCGCCTTGTAGGCCATCCGCGCGATCTCGCACCCGGCGCCGCCGCCCTTGGTCTCGGCGTCCGCCTCGGTGACGATGGGGAAAATCTCGGTGTCGACGGTGGAGGCGCCCGCCGCGGGGCTCGTCGCCTGGAGGCCGACGAGGAGGAGCTTGAGGCCGACGAGGCCGGTGGCGGACTTGCCCTGCCCGAACAAGGTCTGGCCGTAGGCGCCAGGAACCTTGTAGGAGGTCGGGAATCCCGGAATGACGAGGGTGGTGGCCATGGCGCTCGATCAGCCCTTCTCCGGGGCAGCGCCGCCGGGGGTGGTGGGGTCGGTGGACGTATCGGAAGGGGGAGGCTCGGTGGGAGCCGCTTCGAGCTCGATGGCGAACGAGGGGAGCGCGTCGGCGTGCTCGCGCTTCCACTCCTCGACGGCCTCGGTGCGGGCGGCGGCGAGGAGCGTCTCTGCCGGGACGAAGGGCTTCGTCGGGAACACCGCGCGCCAGGTGGCCTCGTCGCAGGCGAACAGCTCGCCCGCACGGAGCGCGGCCCGGTGGTGGTCGGTGTCGAGCACCTTCGACGGCGACGAGTCGTACTCCAGCCACGAGTCCTGCTTCGGCAGGTTGAGGTTGGGGATGTCGCTGCGCTTCTCCTCGATGGGGGCAGCGACGAAGCGAGCGCCCACGTACCGCGGACGGCCGGGGCGCATGTCGGGGCCCGCGTCCTGGATCACGCAGCCGGCGGGGCGGCCGAGGTGGTCGAGGTGGGCGTAGCGGTTCGGGATGACGAGGAAGAACTTGGGCATGGTCACTCGGGCTCTGGGTCCACCGTCCCGTGCGGGAACATGGCGGTTTGGAAGATGGTGCCGTCGTCGGCGCGGGTGGTCGTGAGGGAAGCCTGGTTGCCGGTGGCGGCCGAGTCGTTCTCGACGGCGCCCTCGGCGAGCGGGTTCCGGGTGAGGCGCTCTCGGATGCCGAGCACCCACCGGATCGCCGGGTAGACGAGCGACTCCTGGTTCTGCCGGCGGATGGTCAGCTCGTAGGGGTGCGCCGCCTTGGTGACCCACATGCGGACGAGCGAGGCCCGCGCGCTCAGCAGAGAACCGTGGCCCTTGCGCGCACCGAGGCCGAAGGCGAGAGCCCCAGCGCCGCTCGCCTGCGCGGCCACGGCGACCTGGGTGATCGTCTTGAAGTCGGTCCCCGCCTTGAGCACGTAGGGGATCTGCGCGGTGTCGATCGTCATCGCGACCGACTGCGCGAGGTCGAGCGCGTTGGTCCCCGTGACGGTGATGGTCGAGCCGTTGACGAAGGCGGCGGGGCTGCCCGAGAGCGACACCTCGAAGCCACGCGGCGGCGAGAGGGTGGCCGTTCCGCGTGCGCCGTCGAGCGAGGCGCCGCTGTAGCTCTGCGCGGCGACGTTGGTCGCGACGCTGAGCTTGATCGCCTCGGGCTCGGCCGGGTAGCTCTGCGCGTCCTTCGCCGGGTCCGTCGGGTCGACGTAGGCCGGGTCGCGGAGGAGCATGACCGCGCGGTCGAGCACCTTGTTCATCCCGTTGAGGATGGCGCGTCGGAAGCTCGCGTGGCTCTGCGTGGTGAGCGGGAAGGCCCACGTGAGGACGAGCACGTCCTCCGCATCTTGCCAGTCGTCGCCGAGGCGGCTCGTCGGCTTGCCGCCCTCCCGGTAGCCGTAGAGCGCGGGGAGGCTCTTCTTCGAGAACCACTCGCGCTCGGGGTCGTAGGTGAACGATTGCCGGACCATCTCCTTGCCCGGCGCGACGCTCTGCCAGGCCGAGGCGAGGCGAGCGTTCAGGACCGCAGCGAAGTAGTCGAGGATCATCGACAGCGCCGGGTCGGTGACGGCCTTGTCGCGCGAGACGGCGGGGACGTCCTCGATGTCGCCGTAGGTGTCGTTGGTGGGGTCGGGCATCGATCAGCCCTCGATCAGCGCAGCGACCGCGGATACCAGCTGGTCGACCTCGTGGTCCAGGACGAGCGCGGCGGCGTCACCGGCTTCCTGCATGAAGGGGATCGCCTCGGTGCCGGGGTGGTGGACCATCCTGGCGAAGAAGGTCTGCCCGTTCGACACCCACCGGAGCGCCACACGGTGCGTCCCGATGTCGTCCTTCTTCCGACGCGACTGCCCCTTGCGGAGCGGCCCCTCGAAGCCGTGACCTTCCTTCGGCCAGATGTCGTGCGGCTTCGTCCCGCGCTCGACGTAGCTCGCGTACTTCTCCGCCGCCTCGATGTAGCCGGAGGCGCCGTTCGAGGTGGTGACGTCGATGCCGTAGCCGATCGACGCGGTGAGGGCCCCGCTCTGGTCCTTGTAGCCGTGGTTGGCGCGCGCGTAGGAGGCAGCCGACTCGACGGCGGTACCGACGGCCGCGACGATGCCGGAGGAGAGGAGCTTCTCGCACCGCTCACCGAGCGCGGTGGCCTCGTCCTCCAGGTCGGAGCAACTCACGTCGATGGTGAAGAGGTCCATGGGGCTCCCCGGTCAGTAGTCGCCCATGTCGTCGAAGACCTTGGGCGGGGAGGCGTTGGGCGTGACGCCGATCTCGCTGACCGTCTTGCCCCCCTGGGTGAGCGCGGGCTCGGGGGTGGTGTCGGTGTCGAGGCGGCGCTGCCCCTTCGCCCAATCGGTGATGTCCTGCCGGTTGATCTCCCGGAGCTTCATCCAGTCGTGACCGCGGAGCACCTCTGGCGCGCGCTTCGCCGCCATCCACTCGGCGGCGTCGAGGATGAGGCGGACCATCTCGTTGGGCGTCGGAGAGACGTTCCGCAGGACGGTGAGGTTGTAGTGCCCGCCCGCCACCCCTTCGACGAAGCTCACTGCGTCGGCGAAGAGGCGGTAGAGGGGGTTCGTGTCCGGCGTCCCGTCGTTGTTGTCGTCGAGGATCGCCTCCACCACGTCGGAGGAGAGGCGGTCCTTGAGGTCGTTGACGATGAGGCCGTATCGCAGCGGCGGGACGACGGCTGCCACGGGTCAGTCCTCCAGGACGTCGAGCATGTGCCCGAGCTTCTGGACCGTGGCGGTGGTGAAGTAGGCGATGCGCCCACCCAGGTGTTGCTCGCTCGGCTTCCCCTCCTCGTTGAGCCCGTGCCCCGAGATCGAGCCGAGCCCGTTGATGCGGCACCGGATGTAGTGCTCGGGGATGCCGAGCGCGACCTGCGCCGCCGACGGCTTCCGGGTTTGGGCCGGCACCGGCGCCGGCGCGGCCACGACGGGCGCCTCCTCGACGACGGGAGCGGCGGGCACGGCCGGAGCGCGCTCGGAGTCGGGCTCCTCCAGGCGCGGCGTCTCCGGAGCACGACGCGCGTCCGCGTCGAACGCGGGGACCTTGCCCGGCGGCGGGTAGTCGCTCGGGTCGTGGGTCCAGGTGGAGCCGTCGATGCGCCCCGTGGGGACCGGCCAGCGCCAGCCGAGGCCATCGAGGAGCACCCGCGCCACGTCCAGCTCCTCGGAGAGCGAGAGGACCGTCCCGGCGACGGGCTGGCCGTTCTCGAAGCTCGCGCAGGTGAGGCGGGCGCCGGGGCGCGGGATGCCGAGCGCGTCGAGGTCCTCCAGCGTCATCCCCACCGGGCCGAGGCCTTCGGGGATGGGCGTGGCGGCGAGCTCGACCTGCTCGGCAGCGCGGTCGACGACGGGGAGCGGCTCCTCGGTGGAGAAGCCCGTGGTTCCCTCCTCACGCTGCGAGGGAGGAACCACGGGCTGCTCGAGCGCCACCTCCGCCGGGAGCGCGGCCTGGTCGACGGCGCTCTCCGACGGAGTGACGGTGGTCGTGTCGTCGGCCTGGGTGGGTTCGACGACGGTGGCCTCGGGCGTGGTCGAGCCGCCCTCCGCCGGGGTGGTGTTGGGAGCGGCGGGCACGGCCGGAGCCGGCGCGTTCGCTCCCCCCTCGTTCTTCTTCGGTCTGGCCATGTTCAGCTCGTGGCGCTAGCCACGCTCAGGGGAGGGTCGAGTCGAAGCAGTTGGTGATCAGGTAGCCGGCGCGGGCGGCGACGGCCTTGTGGTCCTCGCTGCACTCGACGCGGACCACGTAGCTGCCGCCCTTGCCCTTGAGTCGCTCGAACAGCTGCACCGTCTCGACCGGCCCGTGCCGGAAGGTGGTGGCGAAGCCGTAGCTCCGGACGGTGGGCTGCTGCGCCACGCGGACGACGCCGAAGCTGTCGGGCCAGATGCGGGAGATGCTCTCGGTCTGCGCGATGTTGGCGGTGTCGCGGCGGGCCTTGCCGACGAGCAGCTCGTCCATCTCGAAGTACTCGGCGATCTGGGTCGCGGTGGCGAACCCGTCTTTCGTGTACTTGAAGAGGTCCCGAATCGCCGGGTGCCGCGAGAGCGCGCGGAAGACGTTGACCGAGCAGAAGCCGATCACCTTGCTGTTGCCCATGCCGCTGTAGAGGCTGTCCACGGCGCGCTGGATGAGCTGGATGGGCTTGCCGCCGGTCGCGCTGTTCCACTCGTCGCCCGCGGCGATGGCGGTGGTGTTCGCGCCGTAGTTCCCCGCGGTGGTCATGAGGGTCATGATCCGCAGCTCGCGACGGAAGGCGATGCCCTCGTTCACCAGCATGTTCGCGTCGACGAGCGGGTCGAGCGGCATGTCGGCGTTGCCGATCTCGGTCATCGGCACGGACTCCTGGAGGCCGTAGTCGAAGACCGAGTAGTTGTCGGACGAGAGGTTCTGGCGGACCTCGTTCGCCTGACCGCGGGGGTCGAGGCGGTCGTCCGGGAAGGCCTGCTGCGCGCGCTCGTCGTACTTGAAGTACTTGTTCGAGCGGAAGCCGACGGTCGCCACGGGCGCGAGGCGCAGCCCGATGTACTCGTCGTTCATGTAGCGGATCGACATCTCCCGCATCGTGGCGTCGACGTGAACCGCGTCGGGCCCGATGTCGCGGAGGTGGACGAGCGCGTCGTTCTGGGCGCGGATCGCGCTCACGGCGTCGTCGTCGTAGCTCTGCCGGAACTCGGCGAAGTTGCGCGACCACTTGTCGTAGTCGAGGCCAGCGCGCGAGCGCTGCCCGGCGAGGATGCGCTTGTAGTCGATCGTGACGGAGGCGGTGCTTTCGTTCATGGGAGGAGTCGTCCTTGGGGCAGCGCTGTGCCGCGCCCGGCTGGTGGTGGATCAGATGGGGCGCGCGTGACGCGCTGTGGAGGTCGTGGTGGTTGCGGCGGCGCGCTCGGTGGAGGCGCCGCCTGGTTGGATCAGGAGCCGGCGACCGAGCGCGGGTTGAAGCCGATGAGCATGCCCACCTCGTCGCCCGCGACGCCGCTCTGCATGAACTTGCCCTTGATGGCGTTGCTCACGGTGCCGGTGCCGTTGGTAGGCGCGTCGGTGAAGCCGTCGGCCGCGGTGATGGCGTCCTTGCCGCGCGTGGCGCCGCCGGTGCCGACGATCACGGGGACGATGGCGTGCCCGTAGAGGATGACGGCCGCCGCCTTGCCGGCCGCGGTGACGGCGCGCTCCAGGGTGCCGATGGCGAGCACGTCGTTCGTGCCGGCCGCGGTGATGGTGTTGTCGTCGGAGCCGAACTTGACCTCCTTGCCGCGCGCGTAGGCGGCGTCGGTGATCAGCTCCAGGCGGCAGGCGAAATCGAGCTTCGTGAGGGGACGGGTGGCCATGGGGAGAACCTTTCGATGGACGAGCGCTCCCCTCCGGGCCCGAAGGCATCCGGCACGGTGGCGCGATGGTGGTGAGGGGGAACGAGGTGGAGCGCGAGCGCCCCGGTGATCAGGGGAGGTTCGTGCGGGGCGACGCGACGAGGGCCGCCCCGCACGAACCGGCAGGCGTCAGGCCTGCTTGCCGAAGTTCTTGAGGGCGGTGAGGCTCTCGGCACCGGCGTGGGTGCGGCCGTCCTTGTCCTTCTTCGTCTCCGCCGCAGCGGCGGGCGTGGTGGGCTGGTCGCCCGGCTTCGGCGGGGGGACGACGCGGGTGTCGAGCTTCATGTCGGGGCGGCCCTTGAGCTTCTCGACGCGCGTCTGCCACTTCTGGAGGCCCACGAGGTTGCCGTCGGCGTCGCGGGCCTCGTCGGAGAAGTAGACGCGGGCCAGCTCCATCTCGGTGTCGACCTCGGCCGGGTCGATCTTCTTGCCGGTGAGGTCGGAGAGGTCGCGCTCGGCGAGCTTCACGAGGAGGTTGCTGACGTCCTTCGAGCGGGCGCCGAGCTTGGTCTCCAGGGTGGTCGCGCGGGCCTCGGCGGCGCCGAGGGTGGCCTTGGTCTCGGCCAGCTCGGAGGCGGTCTTGGCGACGCTCGCCGGCAGCTCCGCGACGACGCGGAGGGTCTCCGAGCAGCCGGGGCAGGTGACCTCGCAGGGGGCGGCGCCGTGGGCGCGCTGGCCGGCGCTGGCGGAGTCGGTGGTGGGGTCGGCGAGACGCAGGATGAGATCGAGCATGGTGTTCTCCGTGGGGGTCGGGGTCTGGTTGTCGTGGGCCTTCTTCTTCTCCCACGGGGGAGCAAGGCCGAACTCTTTGTAGTGCTCCGCGAGGTGCGCCTTGACGGCGGGCAGATCGCTCGGCGGGATGTTGACGCCGCCGCGGGCGCCCTGGATGGCGTTGCCGGCCGCGATCACGCCGCCGCGCACGGTGACGAGCCGCCCGCCCATGACGTCGTGGTGGAGCAGCTTGTAGCCGCCGACGTCGTTCGCCTTGGCGGGGTCGACCCAGCCGAACGCCTGCGCGTACTTGCCGAAGTCGAGCTTCCCGTCGCCCTTGGTGGCCCAGGCGCGGACGCGCTTCTCGGCGGCGACGGCATCCCACTTCGTCGAGTTGTCGAGCGGGAACTTCCGGTGGGGGACGGCGCCGCGGACGATCGCGCCGGCCGCGCGCCCGAGCTCCAGGCACCGGGCCTTCTGCGTGGCGATGGTATCGGGGTTGCTCGGCACGCACGCCGCGGAGAACTCCAGCAGCTCGTTGTCGGCGAAGACGACCGTCTCCTCCCCGTCGATGATCTCCACGGTGACGGAGCGCGGGTTGAAGCCGACGGAGCCGCCGCGCATCGTCCCGTTGAGGTACTTCTGCGCGATCTCGCGGTCGAACTCCGTGGTGGTGTCGAAGCAGGCGGTACCGAGGAGCTTCTTCCCTTCGACGCGCACGTTCTCCATCACGCCGATCGGGGGGCGGTCCTCCCGGCGGTTGTGCATGTAGATGAAGACGGGGTTCTGGAGGAAGCGCTTGAGGTCCCACTCGGCGCGGAGGATCGTGCCGTGGCTGTCCTTCGCCTCGGTGCTCATCACGAAGTCGACGCAGATGCGCTCGGTGCCGCCCACGTCGCGCTTGTAGGCGCGCTCGGCCTGTACGACGCGGGTGAACAGCTCGGGGATGACGCTGAACTCCTCGCCGGTTCCGGCGTCACGGTGGGCGGGCGAAGCGGGACGGGCGGCGTTCGGCATGGCGTGAGGTTCCTGGTGAGCGTGGACGGTCGCGGAGGCGGCCCGCGGGGGGATGACGTTGCGGGTGCGGTTGCCGCGGGAGGAGGGCGGCGGCTCGTCGGGAGCGACGGGCGTCGTCGGGGTGAAGGCGAAGCGCTTGCCAGGCGTGGCGGTGGCGAGCTGCGTGCGGAACGCCTTCTCGTCGAGCGAGAACATCGAGCCGAAGCGGGTGCTCGGGGTGTGGGCGAAGTACACCCGGCAGGCGTGCTCGGCGTCCTTCGCGCCCACGATGAGCTTCTGCTCGTCCGGCTTCTGGTCCGCCGGGAAGACCTGGTTGACGACGTGGATCCACGGGACGTCGACATCACCCTCGTCCATGTCGGGCTCGTCCATGTCGGGCTCGTCGTTGGCGGCTCGGGAGGTCGGCGCGCAGCAGTAGGCGTCGATGAGCATCCCGTCGCCACCGATGGGCGGGTCCTTGTCCTCGTGGGTCTTGCAGAGGTAGCCGTAGTCGCAGGTGTAGGTCAGCTCGAACGGCTTGCCGTCGTCGCCGGTCCCCGTCTTGACGTGCCCGATGGGGCGGTCGATCGCGAAGATCGCCCCGTGGCGCTTCACGGTCTTGACGACCACACCGGGCTCGGCGGCGCGTCGGACCTCGTTGAACGGCGTGGACACCGTGTCGTAGAAGCGGGCGCCGTTGGCCGGGTCGTTCGAGGCGTGCGCGGCGGAGACGGGTCGGTGCATGGCGGTCTCTCAGGCGATGACGGTGGTGGTCGAGCGCTTGAAGGCGGAGCCGCTCTTCCAGCGCCAGTACCCGGTGGCGCTGAGCACCCGGTGGGTCGTGTAGATGTTGAGCATCGACCGCATCGAGGCGTCGCTCACGATGGAGGACAGGCTGTCGAGGCTCTTGCCCTGCTCCTCGTCGGGCTCGCCGGGGTCGGCCGGGTCGCCGGTGGGTGCCTCGGGCGGCTTCGGCTGGAGGGCGCCGTCCACCTGCGGGAGCGCCCCGCCCATCGTCTCCTCGTCGTCCACCGGGTCGGGCATCCCGAACAGGGTGCGGACCCACTTCTGCGGGATGACGAGGCCCTTGCCGGCGAGACGCTCGATCGCCTCCGCCATCATGGCGAGGTCGGCGCTCTCCTCGGTGAGGAAGCGGAACTGCGGGACGGGGACGTTGGGGCCGAAGTTCTTCCTCACCATCGGGACAATGAGGTAGCGCTGGATCGTCCCTTCGAGCGCCCGCGCGTCGAACTCCAGGATCTCGCGCGCCACGTCGGCGTGGACCCTGCCGAGGGCGTTGCTCCCCACGCGCCCCTGCTCCACCCCGAGCGTCGCGCCGAGGGCGTACTTGCTCATCTCGGCGGCGAAGAAGGCCACGAGGTCGGCGTGGGTGCCGCCGCTGTTGCCGCGCCCCTTGGCGTACTCGATGATCGCTTTGGTGGTGTCGGGGAGCGCGGTGAACCCGTTGGTGGTGAGGCTCTCCAGCGCGTCTTCCAGCGCGGCCTTGTCCTCGGCGGACGCCGGCCCGTTGTCCCGCTTGTAGTAGCCCATCCGATAGGGCTTCCACGCGAGCTCGCCGAGCTTGAGCCAGTCGGAGATCCCCCACGTGCGGAAGGTCGCCGCCCAGACGAGCGGACGGATGAGCCCCTCGCGCGGTCCGATCGAGCCGTTGATCCGCGGGCGGTGGATCAGGAACTTGCCGGCCTGGTAGTCCTTCCGGATGTCGATGCCGGGGTAGGGGTCGTGCGGGTAGGTCGCGTCCCACCACCGGAACACGCCATCGGCCTGCCCGTAGACGAAGCGGCGCGCCTGGATGGGGATGCTGCCGCCGGGGATGACGTAGCGCCCGTCGCGCTGCCAGAGTACCTCGCTGACCCCGTGGCCGTAGAAGGTGCCGCCGTTCAGGTGGGCGATCGTCTTCGAGAAGTCGTGGACGTCGATCCCGTCCACCTCGATGTCGCCGAACTTCTTGAGCGCCTCGGTGACGAAGGCGGCGATGCGGAGGTCGCGGCGCTTCTCGCTCGCCGGGACGAGCTGGTAGTCGAGCTGCGTGGGCGCGGTCTCACGGCGGAAGCAGACGGTGCCGAGGTGGGCGTCCTTCTGCTTCAACTCGTCGCCGAGGTCCATGAGCTGCCAGACGTACCCGACGTCGGCCTGGCGCATGATCGCCGAGACCGTGGCCGGGCTGATCTTCCCACCGACCCGAAGGTACTGGTTGGAGAGCGGTACGCGGCTCTGGACGGGCGACGTGATCCGCAGGTTCGTCGAGGCCCTGGTCTGGATGACCATCGAGCGTCCGTCGCCGGTGGTGGCCTCCCGCGCCTGCGGTGGGCGCAAGCGCTTGGGGTTGCTCATCGGTCAGCTCAGAACGAGGGCGGGCGGTGCCAGGGGTAGGACTCGCCGGGAAACATGAGGATGCTCGCCGAGGTGGGCGTCCCCGTGAGGTCGGTGACGACGGGGATGAAGTCGCGGCTGTCCACGCGGACCTCGATGAACGGCCCGTTGTTGGTGAGGACGACGCTCTGCGCGCTCCCACCGATGGTGAGGTCCTTCCAGCGGGAGCCGTCGGCCGCCTCGGCGTCACGGACGCGGGGCGCGACCGTCGCCGTGGGGTTGGTGCCCGCGACGCACTGGAGGCCGAGCCACACGGTCTTCATGCCGCGGGCGCGCACCATCCCGCCGTTGGTCGCGTCGGTGGAGGCCGGGATGTGCTCGTCGTCGAACACGGTGTCCTTGGCGGTCACCTTGCGGGCGAGGCTCACCGTATCGTAGGAGAGGCCGACGGGTCGGGTCATGGGTACGCTCGGGGTGGGGTGGAGGGCCCGAGCGAAGCGCACCCTCGGGAGGAAGGTGCGCCGGCGCGGTCAGGCGTTGGGGATGGCGAGGGTCGCCAGCTCGGCCGTCCAGTAGGAGAGCGAGCCGGTGGCCACGCTGAGCTGACGCCGCGTGGAGTCCGTCGCAGCGGCGAGCGTGCCGTGGAGCTTCGTCAGCAGGTCGTGGCGGAGACCCGCGTAGGCCTGGCAGGTGACGACGTGGGCGCGGGAAGAGCCGCTCGGGCTCGGGATGAGCTTCGTCCCGTCGATGAAGCCGAAGCCGTCGACGTCCGACGGCGCTTGCTGGAGCAGCTCCAGGAGGGCGATGACGAGCTTGAAGGCGTCGTTCAGCGCGTGGGGCTTGCCGTTGATGAGCAGACCGTCGCGGGTGAACGTGGTGCTGCCGGCGAGCGCCTTGCCGAAGCCGCCGTGCTCGGCGACGAGCGCGTGTACCTCGTTGCGCGGGTCGTTCGCGTCGAGCGGGTTGCCCTCGAAGGGGGAGGCGTGGGGCGGGGTGCGGCTGCCGACGCGAGCATCGAGGAGGCGTTCGCTCGCGTCGCGGTAGGAGAACCCGTCGGCGTCCGCAGGCTTGGTGACCTGCCAGGTCGTGCAGTCGGTCAGGTCGCTGTGCGTTCCGACCACGAGGCCTTTTCGATTGAGCGAGATCAGCGCCTCGTAGGTCAGCTCAGAGAAGGGCTTCTTCGGGTCGCTGACGATCGGGCCCTGACGGAGCTTGTTGAGCATCGCGTCCTCGGCCGCGTCGAGGAGCGGGTCGGCGGAGATCGTGGTGGGCTCGGGAGCGCGAGGGGCTGGCGGCGAGAGGCGCGCTCGGGTCTCCTTGGTGCCCCACGCGATCCCGTCCTCGTCCTCCCACTGCTCGATGAGCCCGACAGCGGCGAGCCTGCGGAGCGCGGCGTTCGTCTTGGTGCCGCCGGCCTGGTGCGGGTCGGCTCCCTTGGCGGCGGAGACGCACGTGCCGCCGCGGATCATGGCGAAGGTGTTCTGCTCGACCTCGGCATCGGACAGCTCGCGTCCGTCGATCGCGATGAACGGCAGCGCGTCGCCGGGCTCCACGGTGTGCAGCGCCAGGTGGCGACCCTTGTCGGTGAGCATCACCTCGGCGGGGTAGGGCTGCCCCGCGCTGGCCAGGTAGCCGAGCGCGCGGAGGCGGCGACCAGCAGCGCGGACCGCGGGGGACTCGGCCGAGTGCGTCACCATCGAGGCGCCGAGGCCTGCCGTGACGAGGGTTCGCAGGATGGACCGCTCAGCATCGACGACGAGCACACCTTCGATGGTGCGCCAGGGGTCGACGGGCGAGTCCTCGGACGTGGGCTTCGTGCCCCGGTTGAAGGCGTGCCCCTTGGGGGTGAGCGACCAGTTGCGACCAATGGTCGGGTGGGTGTTCTCCTCGACGAGGTAGCCGTGGCTCACCAGCTTTTCGCAGGCCGCGATCTCTTCCTGGTCCGTCGAGCGGTAGACCGACGCATCGGTGGGCCCGTGGGGCATGCGCGCGAGCAACCCCATGACGGACTGTTCGACGGCGCTGAGCGGTTCGAGAACGCCGATGGCGACGGGCGCCTCGGTCGGAGCGGCATCCATCACGGCCACGAGGTCGGCCGTCGGCGGGCGGTAGCTTGGGACGCCCTCGAAGCTGTCGGGCGCCTCCTCCTCGTCTTCGGGCTCCTTCGTCCCGTCGTGGAACACCTTGTCGAGGCTGTCGCAGAGGGCGCGGTGCTCGTCGGCGAAGGCGTTGGCGAGGTCCGCGTTGTCCTCGGTGTGATGGTCGAGCTTCGGGAAGCGGGCCGCCCAGGTGAGCTTGAGGTGGTCAGCGAGCCACTCTTTCAGCTCGCCCATGTCGGGGACGGTGGTCCCCATGCGAAGGTCGGCGACCGGGAGCGGCTCCGCGTCGGGCACGTGCCCGTTGCGATGCCGGCTCCACTCCTCGCCGGCATCCTTGGTCGCGTGAACCTCGAACTCGAACGAGGTCTCGTCGTGCCCATTCTCCCGGATGGTGTCGAGGGTGGGCCATGCGCAGATCGTCGCCCACCCGGCGATGCCGGTGGTCTTCGGCCCGTAGAGCATCGCCACCGTTCCCGCTTCGGCGTGAGCACGGAGCGCCTCCGCTGCCTCCACGTCGAGCAGGGTGACGTTGGACGCCTCGATGGTCACGAAGGAGCGACCAGGCTGCGCCGCGTACTGCTTCAACGCGGCCTTGCGGCAGGTGAACCGGACGCCTGCGAAGTGCGCCGCCCTTGGCGGCGCAGCGCACTCGCCGTACCCCTTGGCCTTGGCGCTGAGCAACTCCTCGACGGCCTTGCACGCGGCCACGGTCTCCGACGCGGACAGCGGCATGGACTCGTGGGACTGGCAGATGCCGAGCAACCTGCGCAGCTCTTCCGAGGCATCACACCGAGCAGAGAACTCGGCCGTGTCATCCTCGCTCGGGAGCTTCCCCATCCTCGTCAAGACATCGAGCTGAGCGAGGAGGCGTAGCGCGACACCTTCGACCGACGTGTCAGCGGAACGACCAGCGTAGCGCCGGAGGCGCTCGACTGTGTTCCCGCCGAGGGTGACGAGGAAACGGAGACCGTCCGCTTTCTCGTCACCCTCAACCTTCGCGACCATGCCGTGAAGGAGCTTCCCGTGGTGGGCGAAGTCGTCGCTGGCGTTCGTCAGCTTCACGTGATCGATGTCGATCACGTCATGCGCCTCGCCGAGGTTGCCATGGCGCTTCGCCTGATCGGCGAGCACCTCACCAACATCGACGAGGAAGCCGGCCACCCCCTCGTCGAGCATCATGCCGAGGATGCGCCGCTGCACCTGCGCCTTGTACTGCGCTCGACCGTCACCATGTTCGTTCTTCGCGTCGCTCGTCATCGTCCTGGCTCCTTGTTGAGCCGGCCACGACGACGCGCGAAGTCGATGATGCTCTGGAGGTCCGTCGGGTCGAACTGCGGCGGGACCAGCTTCCCCCTCCGCGTCCGCTCCTTGGCCGCCTTCACGCAGGATGCCGGGGTCATCCCGAGCAGCTCCGCGAAGTCAGCCATCGAGAACCCGTAGACGTGGGCCCGCTTCGACGGGGCCCGCCTCATCCTCACCGTGCGCCGTATGGCAGGCATGTGGTTCCCCTACCACGGCGCGAGCGGGGAACCAACAGGTAGAGCGGTTGACCTTTACGGCGCCGCTCTACCTGTCACCGGTCAGGGGGCGAGGTCGACGAAGACGGGGATGTGGACGGTCGACGCGCCGGCCGTGAAGACCGAGGTGATCCGGTTGAAGATCACGGTCTCCGCCGCGATGAGGACCGCACCCGGCTTGCCGATCTTGGCGCCCACGGTCCCCTTGGCGTAGGCCCCGGTGCTCAGCAGCCCGGCAGCCACGTCGCCGGTGGCCCCACCGAGCAGGTCGCCCGCGGTGGACAGGCCACCGTTGCTGGAGGACAGACCGATGGCGCTCGACGAGCCGCCGGTCCACGAGGTCGTGACGTTGTGGAAGGGGACGCCGAGGATCAGGCGAAACCCGGTCGGGACGGTGTAGAGGACCGCCGCGTCCGCGGTGCCGAAACCGATCGCCGCGGTGATGTCCACGAACTTGTCGGTGCGGATCCACCGGCCGCTCCCCACCGTCGGGGCGACCACGAGGAAGTCGTCGCCGGTGACCGCGCTCGCCGATGCGAACCGCCACTTGCTCCCGTCGCTCGACAGGGTGGCGTTGAGCCCGTCGAACCGGTCGGCCGCCGCGACCGCCTTGAGCGCCGCCAGGGTGGCCACGTAGACCGCCCGCGATGCGACGCCGGCACCCACCGCCGCGCCCTTGCGGATCCACCGACCAGGCGCCGTCGTGGGGTCGTTGCCGTAGGCGGTGCTCGCCTCGATGTCGTCGGGGACGTGGACGTCGGTCCCGGCGGTCAGCGTGGACGCGAGCAGGTACATCCAGCTCGACCCGTCGGCGAGCACCGAGACCTCGACGCCGTTGGCCCGCTGCTCCGCCTGGATGGCTTCGAGGGTCGTGGTCGTGGCGGTGGGCGGCAGGATGACGAGGGCGGTCTCCTGAGCGAGCTGGTCTCCGTAGAGCTTCATGGGGATCTCCGAGGGGTGATGGGCGGGTGGTTCCGGTACCACGCCGCGAGGCGGGAACCGCATGGCGGGGGAGTCCCCCGAAGCTTGAGCGGGCCGTGCGTCGCGCCGCGGGTCAGTACCCGTCTTCCAGCTCGACGGCCCGGAGCGGTTCCTTGACCTTGCGGGTGGAGCGCATCGACGGCGGCAGGGCGAGCAGGAAGTCGCTCGTCGACAGGAGGAAGGCGTCGCCGTGGTCGGGGCTGCGGTCGAGTCGAGCTCGAACCAGGCTCTTCTTCTCGACCACGATCTCCCCGGTGTCCTTGAGGCTGTACTCCGTCTCGCGGAGGTCGCCCTCGGTGAGCGCGTGGGGCTCGAAGCTCCCACCCTTCCGGAGCCAGCGGCGCCCGGCGAAGTGCATCTGCGCGCGGAGGTTCAGGTACTCGTTCTCGGCGCCGTGCCCCACGGGGGCCTTGCCGCTGTTCACCGCGACAAGGCGCACCTCCTCGGGGAACATCTTGAGGTGGTCGGTGGCCGACGCCCCGATACCGATGCAGTCGATGAAGACCACCGCCCGCTCATTGCCGATGCGGAGCCGCCTCGCCATCTCCAGGACCATCGTCGCGACCGCCTGCCCGGCGTTGTCGCCGTCGCCTGCGAAGGACGCCGGGGCGAACATCCGGAGGCCACGCCTCGGGTAGCAGACCGAGAGGTCGCCTTGCCCCCACGACGGGTCAACGCCGATGACCAAGGGGCCGTTGGTGGCGACCTTCTCCTCCCACCGCTCCCGCACCCTGGCGATGGCCTTGGGGTCGCGGAACAGCTCCATCCGGCGGTCGGGGTTGCGCGCCAGGTCCTCCTTGCCGAGGACCATGCCGGCGAAGTCGAACCAGCGCTGCTTGGCCGTCTCCAGCTCGACGGCGGGGATGACCTTGTTGGTGCCGCCGAGGGGGAACTCCCCGAGCACGCGCACCCGGTAGCGCGGGTCGTTCTCGTAGTCGGGGCCGTACTCCTCGCGCTTCTCCCGCACCCATTGGCGGGTCGCGAGACCAGGGACGACGCGGCGCCCTGCGAGGACGTTCGGCGTGCTCTCCGAGGTGATGTGGATCCGCGTGTAGAGGTGCGCCTTGGTGTTAAAGGCGTCGAAGAACTCCCCGGAGGTCTTGGTGGGGTTCGAGAACAGCAGGACGGAGGCGCCACCGGCGCGGTTGCCGTCGATGGCCTCGAACACGTTGCGGGCGACGCCCGACGCCTCGTCGATGAGGTAGAGGTTGTTCTCGCCGGAGGTGCCGGCCACGTTCTCCGGCTGCTTCGACGAGAAGCCGACGATCTCGCTCTGGTCGAACGAGTCGATGGTCTTGAGACCGTGCTCGGGCAGGTCGTACAGCCGGCCCCCTGCGCCACCGAGAATGGCCAGCCGCTTCGATGCGCGCTGCCAGAGGTTCCGCACCTCACGCCACAGGGTCGACCGGATCTGCCTGGCGGTGGGCGCCGTCATCACGACGCGGGCGTTCTTGCGGGTGATCCACCACCACAGGGCGATGCAGGCGAGACAAAGACTTTTTCCAGTTTTGTGACCCGACTTCACCGCCACGCGGCAGGGCCACTTCGCGGTTACCGCGGCGCAGATGTCGCGCTGGCCACGCCAGAGAACGACCCCGCACGCCTCCCACGCGAACAGAACGGGGTCGTTGTACCAGCGGTCGATCAGCGCTGCCGCGACCTCTCGGGCAGCTTGGGTGTCGCCGGACGGCTCCGCCTTCGGGGGGGGGCCGAGGATCGACTTCGCCAGCGACGGGGCTGTGCGAGAGGCAGGCGCCTGGGTGTGGACCGACGCCTGCGTCATGGGTGGTTGGATCAGGCGAGCTTGCCCATCGGGGTCTTGGGGTTGCAGGCGGAGCACTTGGCGCCGTCGACCACCGTGCGGCAGCCGCAGCGCGGGCAGTTCTCGAACAGCTTCCCGCAGCCGGCGGAGCGGCTCATCGTCCCGCGTTCGCTCCAGTGCCGCTGCTCGGTGCAACGCACGGCCATCGTCTCGGGGTCGACATTACCGCTGCCGGATACGCCGCATGGCTCGTGGACGGGAAGGGCAATCACCCGAGAAGCCTACCCGAATCGGGGCGGTGGTTCCACGCTCACGGCGTGGAGGGGGAACCGCAGGGCGATCAACCTCTACTTCGCGCCGACGAGGCGGAGGGGAAGCGGGCGGGTCGCCGCGGGGGGCGGCTTGTAGCTGTAGGGGACGGCGGCGACCTCGACGGGCGCGACACCCTCGGGCGCCGGCTGCACAACCAGGGCGGGGCCGCTGTCCGGCGGGGCGACGTCGACCGCGGGGCCGGGGCGGACGTCGGTGGGGTCGTCCCCATCCTGCGCGTCGGGCTCCTCGTCGGCACCGTAGGCGTTCGCGGCGACGTCGCCTTCGGACAGGTCGGAGAGGGCGCGCTCCAGGTCGTCCTTGGTGGGCGGCGGGGCGGTGTCCGACCGGTCACCCTCGATGACCGGGGCCTTCTTGGTGATCCCCTCGACGAACTCCTTGAGGCCCTTCTGGTCGTCGTTCGAGCCGAGGATGCCACGCTTCCCGCCCCCCGTGAGGATGGCGTTCCGGGCGGTGGCGATGGCGGCGGCGGCGCGAGCGCCGTGGACGAGGAAGCTCACCACCTGCGGCTCGGGCGGCGGGGGCGCCTTCCCGTCGGGGCCCTTGGTGGTGAGCTGGTCGACGAAGTAGTCCGCGGTCTTGCCGAGCCGGTGGGCCCACCGGTCGAGCATGTCGAGGTTGGCGACCTCCGTGAGGACAGCCGCCTCGAAGTCGTCGGTGAGCATCGCCGCGGACGGGGGCGGCTCTCCGCTGGCGGCAGCCTGCTTCTCGGCCTGTTCCACCCGGCGCTTCGCCACCTCCTTCGAGACGTTGAGGTGGTTCTTCCGGTGGCGGTTCAGCGTCCGCGGAGCGACCAGCGGGTCGAGCTTGCCCGCCTTCATCCACGCACCCACCGCGTCAGCGGAGTGGACGTTCGTCCCGTCCGGCTTCTTGGCGAGCAGGCGGGCGTCGATCTGCACCCGTTGGGGGTGCGCGCAGATCGAGCAGATGTTCCGGTCGAGGTTCATGGCGGGACGCTCAGGTCACCGCCTGGTCACCCCTGTGGGTGGTCCTGGACGACGCTCGGGAGAGGGTGGACAGGGGGGCGAGACATCCGAGCGGGTGGCTGGACGGGGCCCTGGACATGTCCGGAGAGGGGTGAGACGCCGCCCGTCGACCGACAGGACAGCCGAGGGTGACCGCCCATCCATGGCGGCGGCCCACACCTTTTACGTAGGCGTGGTCCATCATCTCACCGAATCTCTGCACATCTCTGCGCATCATTCGGCACCGTCCACGCTCGCGAGGAGCCTGCCGATGTCCTCGGACGGAGCGGCGACGACGAGAGCCCGGTGGATGTCCGGGAGGTGGCGCTGGAGCAGTTCGTAGGTGGTCGCCCACCTTGCGCCGCGTCCACGTCGCTCGGACCCCCGGCGTTCGGCTCCGCGTCGAGCAGGGCCGGAGATGGGCAGCGGGATCAGGGCGCCTGCATCGCGGAGGGTGCAGCGCACGTTGTTGGTGGTCCACTGGGTTCCGCCGCCGGCCGCCTGGTCGAGCATGACGGCCAGCTCGCTCGGGGTGACGTAGGGGGCGAACGCGGGCTTGAGGAGCGGGGGGCTCACGGGGCCTCGGTGGTGAGGGTGGGGGCGACGGCAGAGGCGCGGCCGTACCCTGGGTGGAGGTGGCCGCGGATCGCGCGCTGCTCGCCGACGGGGGCGGGGCGGGCGCGGTAGGTGTCGAGGGGCGGACGAGGCTGAGCGGGAGCCGAAGCCTCCTGGATCGCGCCGACGGGAGCCGGCGCCACAGGGGCCGAGGAGCGGGCGGCGGGCGCCTTGGGGGGCGGCTTCGGCTGCGAGGCGAGCCAGACGCCGAGGGCGTACTGGAGGAGCTTCTGGGCGGCGTCCTGTGCTCGGGCGAGGCGGACAGCGCGGAGGGCGTCGGGGCGCGTCCGCTGGAGGAGCATGGCGTTCTGGAGCAGCTCGTCGTTGGTGAGGTGCTCGACCTGCTGCTTCGCCAGGGTGGGGAGCGTCGGGACGGGGAGCGGGGGCAGCTCCACCGGGGGCGGAACAGGAGGGAGGCGCGAGTCGCTCTCGGGGACGTGGACGCCGGTCGAGGCTTCGAGCTCGATGCGCAGGCGCGTCCGCTCGGCGAGGGCAGCCTCCCGCGCCTCGACGGCCTCACGGACGGCGGCGAACGCCTCACGGACCGTCGGGTCGGGGGTCGGGTTCGGGAGCGATGGCGCGGCCCCGCTGTGCGCCAGGGAGCGACGGAGCAGGACCAGGGTGCGTCGGGTCGCCTCCAGCCCATCGAGCGCCAGGGCGACCGCCTCGCGCGCGACCTTGAGCCGAAGGTGGCGGGTCGCCTTCGGGATCTCCGCCACCTTCACGTCGGCCTGCGCCTGGTTGGCCCGCTCCACCGCCTGCTCATAGAGGCCGGCGAGACGAGAGGCCTCGTGTTCGTACTCGGCGAGGGCGGCGGTGAGGGACGCCCGGTGGGCGGCGAGGGCGACCGCGGAGGCACGGGCCTTCTTCGCCTCGGCGGCGCGCGCCTTCGGGTCGTGGTGGGCGGCGGTGAGGGAGCGCTCGTGGTCGAGCAGGGCGCGCCCGTCGGCGGTCAGCTCGAACAGGGCGGCGATCGAGCCGGGGCCGATGCCCGCGGTGTAGACGGTCCCCTCGGCGTTCCGCTTGTCGGCGGAGAGAGCCGCCCAGCGCGCCCCGCGGTCGCCGTAGACCTCGGACAGGATCCGGTGGGCGCGGGGGTCGAGCTGACCCACGGAGGAGATGCGGCGGGAGATCCGGGCGTGGAAGAGGACGTCGCCCCTGTCGATCTCGTAGCCCGAGGAGCCGCCCGAGTGCTTCGGGACGAAGGTCGGCGGGGGCTCGTTGTCCACCGCGTCGCGCCCATCGCGGACCAGGGCGGCGCGCCGGGGGATGTAGTTCCAGTCGATCGCTCGACCGATGACCCGCCCATCCGAGTCGGCGGAGGCGGCGTGGGCGGCGCTTAGCTGGCCTCCCATCGAGGAGCGGAAGAAGAGGCGGTCACCGCCGAAGTAGAACGAAAGCTGGCCCTCGTCGTGGGGGGAGATGGGCATCCGTCGGGTCTCCTGCGGACGGGTCGAGCGTCCTACGCGGAGAATGGACGAGATTGCCGGAGATGTCGAGAGTAGTGGAGGGCTACGGAGCCGAGCCGACCCCGGCGATGATGGTGTTCATCATGCGCTTGCCGTCCTTCGTCCCGTCGGGCCCTTCGGGTATCCGGCGCCGCACCGGCAGCGGGCCTGGTGGGTCGCGTCGAGGCAGGACCCGCGCCTGCCAGCGATCGGCGGAGGAGCCACCATGTTGACGTCCCCGAAGTAGGGCGGCGTCTCGAACAGGGCGAGCACCTTGGCGGCCTCCTCGGCCGAGACATGGACGCCGTCGACGCGCGTGATGACCACGGCCTCTTTCTCGTGGCCGATCCACGCGCGGACATCGAGGAGTGGGTCGGTGCGGGCGGCGTCACGCATCCAGGCGAGGAGGCGCGGGTGCTTCCTGCGGTCGACGTTCCGGATGATCATGTTCTCGGCACCGTGGATCCGTAGGACAGCGGCGGGACCACGCTCAGCGTCTCGCCCACCGGTCGCACGGCATCCTCGAAGGTGAGCGTCTCCAACACCCACTGGAGGGGGACGCCGTAGCTCCAGTCCCGCGGGGAGATCGTGGCGAGGTAGTCGGTGAACGCCCGGCCCGCGGTGCGCTCGGCCTCCTCCAGCCGTTCGAGCTTCTTCGCGTCGGCGCGGCTGAGCCAGGTCTCTTTCCACTCGGACCCGTACTTCGTGGCGAACGCGCTCCTCTGCTCGTCGAGCTTCGCCTGCTTGGCGAGGTAGCGCGCGCGGAGCGCGTCGAACTTCTCGCGGGCGGTGGCGCTCATTCGTGATCCTCCGCGTTGTATCCGAGGATCGCAGCGATCTGGCGGATCTTGGAGACGTCGTGGCACTCTCGAAGCATCCGAGAGACGCCCACGGCGTGCTTTTTCTCCCAGACGTCATCGTCGACAGCGGCGAGCGAGAAGACTATTTTCTTGCACCACGGATGACGCTTGTGCTCGCCCGTCTTCTTGCTGACCTTGATCTTGCTCGCCCCGACGAGCCACGAATCGCGCGTCTGGCCGACGACCTGCGATTCCTCCCAGTGCTCGCGATAGATGATGTTGCCGTACAGCTTGCCCGGCTCGGGGTCCGTGTACCTGCGACGGTTCTCGTTGAAGATCCAAGCTTTGCTGCCGACCTTCACGACCTCGGGGTCCTTGCGCGCCTCGATGCAGGCCTGGGTGTGGGCGTCGTACTCCGTGGACTTCATCGTGATTCACCTCCGTCGCGCCGCCTCGGCATCGACTCGACCATCATGGTGCGGACGGTTTCAAAAGTCAACGCTCATTCGCCGACGAAGTGGATCTGTCGGTCGCGCTCGCCGAAGCTCTTGAGCAAGCTTTGCAGGTAGAGAACTCGCATCGTGCGCGAAAAGAGCCCCTCACCGAAGACCTGAGGCGTGCCGCTGAGATCGCCAGGCTCGTTCCACGGATCGCAGAAAGCCAAGTCGGCCGGCTTGTATGGGTCCTCTGGCAGCTCAGCGTGAGTGAACCATCGGCGCGGCTTGAAGCCGTGCATGCGCTGGAGCAGCGTAGCGCGATCGGCCTGGAGAGCTTCGGCGCGTGCCACTTCGAGTGAGAGGCCACGGGCGACGAAGATCGCCGGGTCGGTGAGCATCCTGTAGCGGCTCATCGCGGAGACCTCGGGAGGAAGAGGCTGACGATGCTCATCGCCGCCGATGCGCCCGCGAACATGTCGCACGCGCGGAGGAACCCGCAAGCGCTCAGGCCGCCTGCGACGAGCGCCAGAATGCCGCCCACCAACATGAACGTGTCGGACTTCATCGTCCGCTCTGGAGCAGCTTCCCGGTGAGGAGCATCATCGTCGCCTCCGTCATCGCGTCCATCGTCGGCATGAGCTGCTCCAGCAAGTCGGTGAGCTTCTTCTCCGCGGCGAAGCGCCACACCGTTCGCGCGGCCTTCTCGTCGAGGGTCGCCAGGTTGAGCACCAAGACGTCTGGCGCGGCTGCGGCGCGATCGTCGAGCGCCTGGACGATCTTCGCCTGGAGGTCGTCGCTGACGTAGATGCCGGTGCGCGCGAGGACGTTGGAGAGCGCGGCGCGGTTCTCCTCGGCGACGTAGCGGAGGACGTGCTCCCGCACGATGGGCGGAGCCTTGGGGTTGTCGACGAGATCGGTCACATCCACCTCCCGGTGAGCGCGCGGTTGACGACGAGGATCAGGAGAAACGCACCGACCCCGATGAGAACGAGCCCTAGAACGCGCTCCGTCACGGCGCCCTCCCACTGCTCAGTTCGAGCTCGATGGCCGCCGCCGCGCCGGGGCCGTACTTGCGGTGGTAGCGCTTGGCCGTGTCGATGGTGATTGGGTAGCTCACGGCGAGCGTCATCACCTGGCGCCGCTCCTCCCGCTGGTCGACCAGATCGGCGAGCGCGTCGTAGCAGTCGGCGACCGCCTTGTTGCGGTCGTGGCCGAGGCAGTCCGCGGGGTAGTCGACCTGGATCGCGCGGAAGCGGGCGGCGCGCTGCCGGAGGCGCTCGGCGATGAAGAAGCGAACGAAGCCGATCATGGCAACAGCCCTTCCTTCGTGAGCGACTCCTTGGTCGGGTACGGCTCGGCGAGCGCGGCTGACCACGTGTCTCCGAAACAGAAGCCGTGGAAGACGCTGTTCGTCAGCACGCCGACCTCGCAGCCGCGATCCGTGAAGCGGCAGTGCCCATGGTCGCCCCATCGCTCATGTACCTCACGCGCCGCACGCTCGCGCGGAAACCCGCGGAGCAGGCACTTCTCGTGAGCCTCTCTCTCGTTGGGCGAGAAGCCACGGAAGCCGATCATCGGCGCCCAGTGTTCGTCCATGCAGTTCTCGATCGTGACCGACACGACTTGCCCACTATCGGAAACACGGAGGGACGTGACGGCCTGATGCGGCTTGAGCCTCGACAGCAGGCCGTCGATGGCTTCGCATTCGTCGCTCTGCACGAACTCATGCTTCCTCGCAGACTTCCGCCACGGGCCAGACCGACCCCCGCGGGATGGCTCCCCATCGACCGGTGTAGACTCTGGCCTGATCGAAATCGCGAGCCAGGCGCCAGCGCCGCCGCAACTCGTCACACGGCTCCTCGCGGCGTTCGCCGTTGCGAAAGAGCAGCGTCGCCATCATTCCGAATCTCGCGGTCTCGTCATCGTCGCGGATGTCGCAGACCAGCGCCGAGCACCACAGGGGATTGCCGTCGCGTTCGCAGTTCAGGCAGTCGTCTGGATGCACGATCATCCCGACCTGCACGAAGGGCACTTGTCTCCCGGCGACGACGATGTCCGATTCTTCGTCTTCGCTCGCGGGGTCGGCTTTGGAGCACGACGCGCGTGACTGGTCGCAGTCCGACTCGATGCGACCGCACGCACAGAATCTCGGGCCAGGCACGTAGACGAACCCGTAGCCATCTGGCGCGACGAGCATGCGATCGGTCGCCCGCGCGATGGCGATCTGCTGCGCCGTCATGGCGGCAGACGAGACGATCGATCCTCCCGTCATTGCAGTTCGACGCAGGAAAGCCCATGTCTCGTCGCGCTCGCGCACCAACTCGCGGTTCCGCTCCTCCCAATGCCGATTGCATCCCGGAGAAAGGGCGCACACGCCATCCTGGCCGCAGTCCTCGATCTCGCTGCGCTGCCGGATCTTCGGCAACGCGCCGCTGCACGTCGTCTCTCGGTCGTAGTTGCGGACCATCCCGCAACGCGAGCAGACGGACCAACCCTCGCGCTCATGCGGCGTCCACTCGTGTCCGGGGCCGCTCATTCGGCACCTACTTTCGGTCCGCGCTCGACAGTGAGGCTGTTAACCGCGCGCTTCGTTCGCGCGGTGTAAAATTTCGGGTCGCGGAGTTTGTGAGCCAGCCTGTGGGCCTCGGCCTTGTTCAAGGGCTGCTCTCCGAAGTGGGTTTTGGTCCAAGCGCGGCGTCCGTCGAACACGTCAACGGCCCAACCTTGCCCGTCATCTCGCGGTCTTACGTGGATACAGAGTTTCATGGCTCGTTAAATTCTCCGGTTGTTAACTTCGCGGACTCAAACGAATCCCTT